CGCCGAGAACGATCTGTTGTTTCGGCCAGTTAAAGAATTTCCATAGTTGTATCAGACAAGCGACAAGTGACTTACCTTCTCCACGCATCCATGACAAGATAATTAGCTTGTATACGAATCGCCCGTTAACCATTCGCAATGCTTGACGCATGACGGTCTTTTGCTCTTGCCAGATATTATCGTAAGACTTGCCGGACTTCGGATGTATGTCCGTTGACAAGTCTTTGATACGTGTCCAGATTGTAATATCTGAACCCTCTGGATATACGGGAATTGAAACCTTATCCTCGCACCATTTTATGAATCCCTCTGGACCATCTCTATAGTCTATCGGTTCATAAATCTCATAAGGTGCAAGTTTGTACGGGTCATATAATTCAGGATCATATACCTCTGCGGCAGTGATAGTTGCAAGAGCATCATCGGGTGATTGTTCCTCTAAATCTTCTTCCTCTACAATGTCGGCTACTTTACGCCTTGCAATAATTGTTGCCATAGTTTTCTTTTCCTTTACATCCGAGGATGCGTAGCACGTAAGATAGTAAAGAGCCTCTCCTTTACTATCTATTGTTTGCTTTTATCTTCTTATCTTTTACGTGACAGGTTTCAGTCGGTCTAGTGTGACTGGAATCAGTGCTACTGATATCCGCTAAGAGTTATCGCACCACGTTGCGTTTCGTCTCAGAACCTTTACTGATTTCCGTATAGTGAGACGGGTCACCGTAACCACCATGCTTGTGAATACTACTATCTCCACCGGGTAGATTCGGTACGGGCACACCGGTCATTCCAATCTCTTTCCATATCACGGTAATGGTTTTCAGCGTCTCACGGATTTCCTTAAAGATAGGATGGATCAAAGTCCTCCCCTTATCATCTTCATAGGCCATCGAAGCAACGGATTTTGCAATGATCTTCATCTGGCAAAGCTGACCATATAAAGGTACAAGATGCATACCAATCCTAAACATGTCAGCTTCATCCAAATACCGATAGGTGCGGAATATCGTCTCCACAAAGGACTGTAGATACTGCGATTGCAGATCACACTTACCAGTCACGCGGGAAGCATTCTTGTAAACGCAGTCGTGCCCGATAGGGCACGCCGCGGGTGAGCAGTCCTGTATGCAATCCCAGGCAACAAGCTGTTTCCCCTCTCGGACTTCCCCTTTCTGCAAGGTGTTCGCTTGTATATTTAAGGTCGGTACAAAATCTACTTCATCGTCACGCATAGTATACCTCCGGGAGTTATATTGTCTAGTACACTATCGCTTGTTGGGTTACGATGTCAATATATTTGAGTGGTGACGGAATTTTCGGACGATATACGCCTACGGGGTGAGGGGGGAACGCCAGGTGTAATCGGGAAATGTCAGCCATGTATGATATACACTGTTGGTAGTCATAATTCATCGAGGTCATTGACCAACTTCCAGTTTTCTGGGAAAAATTGAGAACAGGACCTGTCAGATCGCATAAAAATTTTGCAGTTGAGATAAAAGTCGGGGGGCTAAGTGCTTGAAATCACTACGTTTTTTCTAAGTCAATACATAAAAATGATTAAAAATTATTAAAATGAATGATTCTTTTGAGCATATCAGCATTATTAATGAACATTAACATGCATTTGAGCGTCAATTTTACATAAAAATCACGTCAAAAAAGCGTGATTGCAATGCATAGAAACATGCTCTAAAACGCTCAAATATCGCTTGCAAACGATTTTTAGCATATAACGCTTATCACTGTATAGAGTGAGATATTGACACGCTGAAAACGCTTTAAAATTGATGATAATAAAACGCTTGCAATATGCATTTAGTTCACGTATAAAGTAATTACATTTAACTGCTCTTTTAAAACTTAATAGCTTTTTTTGATTGCACTCGAAACGCAATATTAAAAAAGCATCACTCAAAAGATTAATAAACGCTTTCTTTCTTGCAATTAAAAAAATTCAAGTAAAGCGAGCGTGACTACTATGAAAACTACAACATTAAAGTCAATGAATTTGAGCAAAGAAGCATTCGAAGTATTGTTTTATTATGCTACTCTTTCGAATGTTTTCTATAGTTATGCTGCTGAATTGACACAAGAAGAAGTAGAAAAATGTCATTTCTCTGCTAACACGATTAATTCAAAGTTAGCTTACAGAAAGCAGTTAAACAATAAAGAAAGAAATGTTTTGATTAGAATTGAGACTCAAGACATTTCAAACGTAGTACAAAGAAGCAGAGACATCACTAAATCAGATAAACTTAATAGAGCGTTAGCAGAATTTAGAACGCTCAATCAGCATGTTAAGTATATAAACGCTTTAAATGCAGAGTATTACGACAAAAGAACAAAAGAATATACTTTGATTAATGTAGATAACGCTTATGTGTTAAGACATTGTAAACATAATGATTCGAAATTGCGTCACTTGTTTACAAAAGAAGTTACAGAAAAAAATGAGTTCAGATATGTAGAAAAAAACGAAGTCTCAATGTTTAAAGCAGAATAGTTTCAAGTTCTGAACATGTCAGAACTATAACTGAACATGTGAAAGAAAGCGTTTATTAATCTTTTGAGTGAATGCAGAAAGAAGTAAAAGAAAGCAGTTAAATTTATTCAAGAAAAGGATATGCTATGAATACCGAAACGGGCAGAACCGAAGAAACTACACGTCAAGCTAATAACATGCGGAGGACTGTATAATGTACAATCACCGACACTTCCATCCCCGTAAGAATCGTTTTAACCGTAAAGAGTCTATGCTAAAAACGCTAATTATGGCGGCATACACAACCTTTGTTATATTGCTTATCTACTGCACCCAGTAAGAATCAGCGCATCTGCTACGGTGGATGCGCTTTCCTTTGCCATTAAATCCGTGTCTGGTTGTGCCACTGACCCACCCACTATCTTCATGCTGGCACCGCTCTGCTGGACGTGTACATGACCCATCATATTCCCAAGACTACTACAACGTGGCATACGTACGGACAGAGAGCGGCTGGACCGTGGATATGTACACGTAAAGCCCCACGAACGGCCCATTGCTAACGACTACAAGAACCATCCACTAACCCACCCATCCCGTACTCAATGGCTAACTATTTTGAACCACGATGTTACAAATCGAATAAACCATGATATAGTCTATCTGTAGTTAAATACAAATTGGAGGTGCAATATGAGTGTGAACTTTTCGGTGGTCGTGGTTTTGAACCAGAAGTATGAAGAACAAGATGGTACGGAGACCGAGAACTTTGAGGTCTTGTCCAGCAAACTCGATCTTGGCAACTTCCGTGCTAACCGTTTCATCTGTCCAATCAACTCACATGGCAACATCGACGACTTCGGTGAGCGCACCCTCACAACTGACGAGGACATCAACTTCTACATGAATGGTCTTATGAAGATTGACACCCTGCAGACCGAGATTGCTTACCGTTACATCACTGCTATTCAGATGCGAATCCTTGGATGCACTGGTTCATCACTTGAGTTACACGTCTGCTGGAGCTAACGAACAGAACAAGTGCCCGCAGACGCGGTAGGAGATATCAGCCATGGTAGAGAAAACTCACAACCCATTCTTCCTCAAAATTTACAAAGCGATGTTTATCAATGGTAACGGTGGACTGTGCCGTTGGGGTTCATCAGCTTGGAACACAGCCTTTGGATATCGACACAAACTTCCACTGACTACCGAAGACTGTGGCACATCCTGGGCATCAATCTACAATGAAGATGGAACCCTCTGTATTGAGGTGCAACTGCTACCCATAGGACCGAAGGGAACAAGAAAGCACCGAGTGACCACGTTCTGCAATAAATGTAAGACCTTCATTCCAGCGGGTAGAATCCATCAGCATAAGTGTTAATCACTGGGTAGATCATGGGCTGTGGGTCTCGGGATTCACGGCCCTTTCTTTATGTATTCCTCTGCCACGCCCAGTTCATAGTTATTACCAATGACGGACCATCTTGTACTACTAAGCTAGACGCTTTCGTGGTCATATTCTAGTGGATGCTGACAATCCATTGATTAGCCACATTCTCTGCCACGCTTTGATACAAAGTGCTTGTTCTAATATGTCTAAATGATTGCCACAGCTTACGAATGATGTGTCCAGCGGTAGTAATGGGTATATAACACCGATGAAACTGCTATTCTACTGAGATAAGCCCGTTTGAGTCCTGATGTGGCTGACTGCTGGCTGTGGAATGAGTGCGAGACCGTCTGAATGTGGTGGACGTGAACTCCTGTCCTGTCCTGTCCTGTCCTGTCCTGTCCTGTCCTGTCTTGCCATCCTACTCCTTTTGTGTCCTTTCTTGTCCACACTTCTATATCCATACGCTTCCTATACATTACTGCTCCTTTTACGTCCACTATTACTACATCCAACGGTACTACTTACAAAGGGTTTACTGGTACTATTGCTAGTGGGTTTGTATCCTTTTCTTTGGTTGGCTCCTTTGTTCCGTTTTTGTCTGAATTATTATTCGGCTGGGTTCATTTGTTTGATTTGCTTGGAATTATTTCCGCACTCGGCATGGTTTTCTATTTGCATTTCCATTGCTGGGGTTTGTGCGTCCTGCTTGCTCTTGGTTAATTATATTTGTAGGTGTGTTGTTAGTTCTTGCTGAGCCTTATTGACCACTGTATTCTATATTTAGTAGTTCATCTTGCTGTTTGCGGAGGTTTCAGATGCATGTTATGGATCAGTTGGCAATGTGTTCGTTGTTGGTAGAGTTTCATCCTAGGTTTGCTGGGTATGTTGTGCGGGTTGCTGAGTTTGCTTCTGCCGCTGTTATTCTTGATTCCGAGAACTTCTAAAGGAGATTACCATGTCCATGTCTGATTTGTTTAAAGAGTGTTTTGATGATTGCGGGTATTCTGAGGCTGTTGGCATCTTTGCTGACGATATAACCGAGGACTTTTCATCCCCTTTGTCCATCGGTATTAACTTCGTTGATGGATCTACATTTCGTTACTATATTTGAGGAGGATGGCTATGCTACCAAAGAGAATCGAGATTGTACCGTCTAAAACCTACGCTACTGAGGAGAATGCTGCCCGTGCTGTGATAAAGCTGATACCTGTGTGTCCTTGTCGCTACTTCATAATGAAGAATGAGAAAGGGCGGTACTTTCCAGTATTTATCGGTGTTGGGTGCCTTGACTACGGTATCCAGTTTCATTTCAACGTGATCGCATAAAAGGAGATTGGCCATGACTATTGATACCGTGCCATTTACTTTGGCAAAGCACTACGAATCCGCTGGACGTATTGACCGTGCTATACTCACTGCCAATATTTATACGCTGACACGCCACGGAGTTATATCTGAGGCATTCTGCACCGACTGGGATGCAATGACAGATTGTGCCTTGACAGTTGAGGAGGTTGCCGCTAATGGTTATGACCGCACTTGATTGTATCTCACACGATGAACCATTGATGGACGGTACAGAAGAGTTCCCTATTCATGGTTCATTACTCACCTCTGCTGAGTCCATGTTGATACGGAAAAACATGAAGGGATTCCGCAGGCACTGGCATTGTCTTGAGAAAGCCCAGCGTGTTGTTTCTTTGCTCGGACGTGGAGTTGTTGTTATCGGGAGCCTGCATGTTATCAGCGGGGATGGCAAGAGTACCTACGGATATAATTTTAATCCACCGTATGAGTTTCATGCGTGGGTCCAGTTGAATGATGGAATCATTGATGTCGCTCTGCCAGGAGTTATTGATCGGGGATTGTCCGCTTGTGATGATTACGGTCCCTATCTAGTCCAGAGAACTCCGATTATCCTAGCTGGCACACCGCTCTATTGGACTTACTATAAGCCCCATGAGATAATCTACTGATGGCAAGATTTGTTTGATGGTGTGCTGATACTGCTTGTATTCCACATGTGTCCACACTATGCTGTATTTGTAGTTAAATACAGATAGTTGGAGTCCATCATGTTAATTTGCAAAGAGTGTGGCGAACCGTTTGACCCAAAGCATCCGCATCATAGACGCGGACATTTCTCAGTGTGTGGCGATTGCGAGCCTAAGCATATAGTGGACGGCAATCGCTCCATTGCATTCTTTGACGTTACTGGCAAGAGTCAGTATCAGCTGGAGATAATTGTCAATCCAGCTGATGCAGAGAAAGCCATGGTAAAGCGAATGGGCCGTTGTGGTCCTAGTCACTGTCACACTTCGCTGGGCCTTTGTAGCAACGGAGCAAACACACCCAAAGACAAAATTGATGCTGTTCATGCTTCATTATATGATGCGCCAGACTCAGATGTTGCGGCAAAGAAAGAGAGATAAGGTAAGATACATGTCCAGCGTTCATGCTTATTGTAGTATCTGTTTGTGTGAACGCTGGCAATCCTGATCTTGTTTGATGGACAGAAATCTTATGTGGCGTGCATATTTATGTTGTGATCCTTATGTGTCCACGCTATTGTATATCAGAAGTTAAATTTAGTTGGAGGTGAGCATCATGCCGAAGAAAGTGGTGAGACCAGCATCAATTCTGTTCAATGCGTGTACCGATCTTGAGAAGGACATACTCAATCAGGACACACGGGCTCAGGGTATTGAGAAAGCCATCAAGATTCTCAAAGACAATGGATCAGCTTACGTTCCCATCCTTCTGTTGCAGAACGAATTGGACTTCACCAACGAGAATATTGAACTGCTTTCCCGTAGTCATACTGGAAATGTCCCACTGCTTATCAAGACTTACAGAGACTTGAAGTAGGCAAGAAAACTGCATTGGCTTGCATAATTATGTTGTGAGCCAGTGCAGTCCATGCGATAGTATACTTACATAGAAGTTAAACACAGTTTAGAAGGAGAATGTCATGTCCGCAATAATTCAGATCACCGCATCAGGCAAGTATGTAGCCGTCACCGTAGACTCAAACGATCATCCCATTGATATCAGCCCGCAGTATCCTAATCTTAGTGGAGCAACCGACTTCTGCAACAGCAGTAACTTGCCGTGGGCATTGGGTTGGACTTTCGTGGAGGGATGCTAATAAACCAAAGGAGAAGGAAAATGACCAAGCGTGAATTTGACAAGGTGTGTCGTGGATGTAGAGAAGATTTTGAAGCCGATGCCAACACTGATGGAAGTGAAATGACTATTCAGGATGTTGCCTACGACATGGCAGATTCGATGATGTATGACAAAGAAATGATGGACTACTTGAAGAAAGCATATCCAGGCGTTGACAAACAAACTCTAAAGGAGATCCTAGCAGATAATCTGTGCGGGTAATTGATTCATATGGCAAAATACGATCCGAAGAACACCGTAATTCAACTAGGGGAGAGGTATGTCCAGGGATATAGCCTCAAAACAGATAAGGTATACTGCACGGCATATACGAGTGATGCTAAACGATTCACAGCAGAGGCCGCACAGGTATTCCTTAGAGAACACTGTGGGAAAGATAGAGGCATTGAATATAAGCATATTATATTGCACTTGATTAAACCAGGACAGCCGTTTAGACCGTACGATGATGATGGCAATCTTTCTTCATAGGCGTGTACATTTAGCTTGATCGCCTTATATGACCATGAGATTATGTCTCATAGAAGTTAAATTCAAGACACAGATTGGAGTCCAAAATGAGAAAGCCAGCCGACAAGCATGTATGTGAAAAATGTTATTGTAAGTTCAACTCGATGGTCTTCACAGTTCGCATCGTCAATGGCAAGTTCTACTGCGATAAGTGCGAGGTGGCAAAGTGAAATCGTCACTCTTTGATGTATGGGGAACTACGAACAGGCAACCACGATATCTTGTTGCATCGTACGGCGATAAAGAACTTGCCAAAGCACATGCAAATCGACTACGCAAAACACTCACGAAGGGCGAGCGTTGGTACTACAAACTCAGTTACATCACAAAGAGGGGGACATCAAATGGCAACAATTAACAGAGAAGAACTGGCACAGTTTATCAAAGACACAGGTGGCAAGATATTCACTGCCACTTTTGTGAAGAAAGATAACTCTGTCCGCAACATGAATTGTCGCAAGGGAGTCCACGCATTCACACATGGTGGCACGAACAAAGCGGCAGAGTCTCACAAGAACCTCAACATCGTATTTGACATGCAGGCACATGAATATCGCATGATAAACATGGAGACCGTAACCAAAATCAAATTTCAGAAAAAAGAATACGAGGTGGTGTAATGGGTGACTTCCACGACATGCTACACAGAAACATGGCGAAAGCCGAAGCTATCTATCCATCACTTAGACGAAAGTACCAGTGGCAACATGTTAAACTGATCTTCACCGAAGAAGAGAACGGGAAAGCCGGGCAAAGCTGGCAGTCCAGTTCTACAATCGAAGTGAACTTTCACTATGCTGATTCATACAAGGTCATTGAGTGGGTCATTGTCCACGAATTGTGTCACATCATTACTCCACTGATATACCCCAACGATCATCTTGTATGCTCCGACCGTGATCTGGATGAGAACCACTCAATCAACTGGGTCATTGTGATGCAAAATATGGGGTACGATCCCTCTACACACATTGGTTAAAAATCTTAATTGGACTGCATATTTCTCTTGTAGTATATGCAGTCCATGCTAGAGTACATGTACATAGAAGTTAAATTTAGTATGTAAAGGAGTTCAAGATGGATGATGAAAAATTGGCGGCGATGAACAAGATTATGAAACTGCTGGAACTGGGCAAAGATGCAAACGGTGCTTACGGGCCGGAGCAAGAAGCCGCAAACACGATGGCCGCAAAGCTGATGGCCAAATGGGCAGTTGACTTCACTGATCTGCGTGGGATGGACGCTAAGTCCAACGTCTTTGAAAAGCACAAGATTGACCCGCTGGACTGCGTGTACTGTGATTGGGAAGCCACACTGGCAAACGCCATCGGCACTGCGTTCGATGTACGTGTCATTAATGCACGTCAGCCGGTATGGTACTTGAACTTTCTTGGCACAAAGACTGACCTTGAAATTGCTATATTCTTCTATCGTCATTTGAGAAGAACGGTATGCCGCAAGTCTGAGACCGAGTTCAAGCGCAAAGCGGATCAGGAAACGTATGCATTCGGTATGGTTCGAACGATTGCATCCAGACTTACTGATTTGTACAAGCGCCGACAAGAAGTGATGGAGTCTGATTGTCGTGCAATGGTCATTGTCAAGCAAGACGGTCTGCAGGATTTTGTCAAAGATCAATTTCCCGTAATACGTCAGGGACGCTCCACAAAGCTGAAAGGGTCTAGCGCCGCATACGCTCAGGGACAAGCTGACGGGCACAAAGTCGGTCTGAATCGTCCGATTGCTGGAAATGCTGATCTGAAACCTAGACTTTCTCGGGGACACTGATAGCTTTGTGCCATGTGAGACTATGTAAATGCATAGTCTCACTAGCATATCAGCTACAAATAGGCTCACATCGACGGACAGTTCGTTAAAAGGAAGGTATAAATGATTCATCTTGAAGCAATGAAGACTGTAGCCAACAAACACAAAGTTGATCTGTATGAAATGACCAACGGTACTATGATCTTTGAATTGGAAACTATCAACGGCATTCGCCCAATAATTCTCACTGTCGATAACGGTGACGGTTGGTGTGTCGAAGCAATGGGAGCAGACGGACACATGTGGGGAGGGCATATATCAGTCCGCAGTAACACCCTAGAGAAAGAGATACGTGGAATGTTCTCTGATTTAGGATTAGGAAGACCAGACCAAATGCTTCAAATTGCCAAAGATTTACAGCATGAAATTGATGGCAAGAAAAATGCATCGGTGTGAAAAAAACACTTGAAACGATGTTCAACCATGTTATAGTCGTACTCATAGAAGTTCAAATTTAGTTACAAAGGAGATTCACAATGGCAAAGCGCACACAAGCACCCGAGGCAGTAGTTGCAACACCCGCAGTTGACACAACATCCGCAGACGCATCAGTCGGCGCAGATTCCACTGACAATACAGTGAAAGAGCCCGAGATACCCGAAGCTCAGAAAGAGCCCGAAACTGATGTCATTCCCGCAGAGGCTTGCGAAGTCTGGGGTTCTTGCGATCAGAACAGCAAGGCTTGTCGGTCGTGTCCAGTTCTCGATCTGTGCAAAGCAAAGACTATAACCCTCAAGGGAAGCAAGAAAGCATCTGGCACTTCTACTCCCCGTGTCAAGCGTGAACTGCAGGAAGGTCTGTCGAAGTTCAACCTTGCACGAATCGGAACACGTTCTTCGGATCTTGATGCCGCTCTTGAAGAGTTCAAGACATACGCAGAACTGGCAGCGATCTTCACACTGTCAACCGTCAAAGCACACATCAAATGGTTGGAAGCTAAACGCTCTGACCGCTGTCACTTGGTGACTGATGCAGAAGGTAAAATCCGCTTTGAACTTAACGCTTAATTCAATCACTCGGTGCGGGTATTATGAGTACCCGCACTCTACTTAATTATTAAGGAGATTCATAATGCGAGAAAGAACCTTTGAAGAAATCCAAGAGATTCGTCAAGACGTGGCTTCACGTTATGCAGATGTCACGTTTCCAGATATAGTGCTTGAACCTGTGTGGTGGGGCAGACGCCCTGAGAATCGTGTCGATGAACACTATGCTATTGTTGACCAGAACACTAACAAAGTGTTCAACATCTGCACCGAGAAGTACAAACCCGTTTATCACGAACTTATCATCCATAACGTGGAGCAAGCCGCTGTGGAAATGCCCCAGTTCGGTGTGCCCAAGATCAAAGTTGATATGATCGGTGATGGTGCAAAGATGCGAGTGAACGTCATGTTCCCCGAGGTTGACTACATGGTCAAATCCGGTGATATATTTCACCCAACTTCTGATATCAAAACATCATACGATCTGGGATGGAAGTATACTGTTGACTTCGGTGCGTATCGTCTGGTATGTTCTAACGGACTTAAAGTGGGTGAGGTATTTGAGTCATTCAAGAAACGTCACATGACAGGACTGGATCCAAACATTCTGTCGGAGACACTGAATGCTGGTATGCTTCGATTCGATGAACAGACCCAGCTTTGGCAGAAGTGGGCTGAGAAAGCAATTCCTCATGCAGACTATGAGACTATCTGGGAGGAACTCCCTTTCTCAAAACCTGAGCGTGAAAAGATTGAAGCAATCACCGGCGCTGGAAACAATCTGATTCTTGCCCAGGAGATCAAGAAAGATAACCAGATCACTCTGTGGGATATGTTTAATAACACCACACAATATGTTACACATAATATTAACAGTGTGCTGAGACGTGTGGAGATAGGTCCTGAGATAACCCGTGTATTTGAAAGAGCATTTCATTCCATAAAATAATTATGTTGACGATTATCCTTATTATGATTATAGTAAGGATAATCTGACATAAGGAGTTATTATGGAACAATGTGAATGTTTGCGGTGCGGTCATAGTTGGTTACCCAGAGTAGAAAAACCCAAAGCGTGTCCTTGTTGTATGAGTTATAAATGGAACGTACCAAGGAGGTCAAAATGAGAACAGGAAGACCTAAAACTCATGGAATGACTGGTACCCCCATACATAATACATGGTTAGCAATGATTGATCGGTGTTTCGGAAAAGAGAAGTTTAACCCTTCTTATAAAAGAAGGGGCATAATTGTGTGTGAACGCTGGTTAAAATTTGAAAACTTCTTTGAAGATATGGGAGAACGTCCATTTAAAAATGCACAAATAGAAAGAACCAATAATGATGGTAATTATGAACCAGGTAATTGTGAGTGGACCACCCAAAAACAAAATAGCCGAAATCGTATTAGTACAATAAGGGTTGAGTATAATGATAAAATAATGGCCCTATCTGAGGTCGCTGAAATTATAGGAATGAAACCCGGTACTCTATATGATAGACACATTAAACGTGGATGGTCATTACATGAGGCTATACATAAACCTCTACATAGGGTATTAGAATAGAGATTGGACCGGAGATAACCAAAGTCTTTGAACGTCACGACTAACTATCTGCCAGAGGGCATTATGAATGCATGAAACACTATGCAGACGTAATGCCCTCTTTTTATGCCAAGAATCTGATGTGGACGATCTGTGGCTAAAAATATTAGTAGGAGTGAAAATAATCGTTGCTGTCCTTATCTTACCATGAGATTCTATAATTACTAGAAGTTCAATTAAAAAGAGAAGGAGTTCACATGCAGTGGTCAGATCAACAAAACGCTATCTTTGATTGGTTCAAGGGGGGTTCTGGAAATCTTGTAGTAAGAGCCAGAGCGGGAACAGGCAAGACAACCACGATAGTTCAAGCGATATCGTATGCACCAGAAAATTCTATTCTGCTTGGTGCATTCAACAAACGTATTGCTTCCGAACTCCAAACAAAACTCACTAATCCCAAAGCAGTTGCAAAGACGTTTCATGCACTGGGATACGGAATGATCTTAGGGAACTGGAAGGGTGCAGTTCTCGATCAGTACCGCTCAGACAGCATGGCACGTGAACTTTTCCCAGATGTCCCGGATCCGATTATCACATCTATCAAGAAGCTAGCTTCCCTCGCTAAAAACATCTGCCCTTTCTTCTCCATAGAGAAACTAATTGATATCTGTTATGTACACGATATTGACGCCGACGAGCAAATGATTGATCTGGGGTGGAACATCTCCAAGATTGCTACTCATGCCGCAAAGCTACTCGACAAAGCCGCAGAACGCAATGGTACGTTTGACTTTGACGATATGCTTTATATCCCAATCAAGAACTCTTGGATACGCAAGCGTTATGATCTTGTCGTAATTGACGAAGCCCAAGACATGAATGCTTCACAGCTTATCATGGCAAAGAAGTTGGGCAAAGCCCGCATTGTCGTTGTTGGTGACGACAAACAAGCGATATATGCATTCCGAGGTGCTGATAGCAATTCGATTGACAGATTGAAGGGCGAGTTATCCGCTAAAGAACTTGGACTGACGATCACATATCGTTGCCCTAAGAATGTCGTTCAGCACATCAAGTGGATTGTTCCTGACTTCATCGCCGCAGATGAAGCCCCTGATGGAGTCGTTCGATCACTTGCATACTCCGCAATGATTGCCGAAGCAGAACCTGGCGACTTCATTCTCAGCAGAATCAATGCGCCCTTAACCCGTACTTGCTTCAAACTGCTTGCACTGGACAAACGTGCTTGTGTTGAGGGGCGTGAAATAGGGCAGACACTCAAGAAGATTGTTAAAGGGCTGAAAGCAACCACTATTGAAGAGATGGTAGACAAGCTACAGACTTGGCATACAAATCAGATTGAGCGTATCACTAAAACAGCGAGTCGATGCGCGGAGACCAAGATTGAGCATGTCAACGATCAAGTGGCTATGCTCAATGTCTTTGCTGAAAATGCTACTACTGTTGACGACCTCTTAATCAAACTGGAGACAATGTTTCAGCACACTGACGGGGGAAAGCTGGATGTGATTGTCTGCTCTTCCGTACACAAAGCGAAGGGGTTGGAGCGCAACAGAGTTTACGGACTTTGTGACACTCTATACCCAGGGGGCAGTAAGAACTCCTCATGTGTTGAGGAACGTAATATTGAGTACGTCATGGTAACACGTGCCAAGAGTGAGTTCATCTGCGTAACAGGGATTCACTAGGCGGGAATAAATCTGCTGAGGGTGTCAATTAATGCTTGATGCCCTTAGCAGTCCATGCGATATTATAAACATGAAGTTCAATCTATTTACAAAGGAGATTCACAATGTCACAGAAAATGGAACAGTTGTTTAAGGTCATGGAGAGTATCGCACTGAGTCAGGTCATAATGCTTGACGAGAGTGTAAGATAGGAACAGATGTACAAAATTGCAAGCACCAGAAAGCAGTTCTCGGAAGAATGTTGCCGCAGACTCACAGGAAGTGAAGCGGGCGAGTACATGGAGCGATTCGTCAACGTCATGTCACATGCAACGGAGGACAAAGACTTTGTTGAGTACATCGTACACCGCACCCATCGTACACTGAATCAGTCATTCATTGGGCTGATGCTCAAGGTTCTAGTCGAAGAAGCATCCTTGCACACTACGGGACGATTTGACGGCAGAAACGAAGCGTCGGTCAAGACTTGCAAATCCATCGTTGAGAGAATGGATGGGGCAGATATGTATCTGCCATTCATATAAAAGGAGACTACCGTGAAAGCGATCAAAACATATATACTACCTGCTACTGCTACATTGCCAAAAAGAATCAAAGCTGTTGGAAGTAAACGCTTAGGTCCAGTAATTATCTCATACGATCATCCCCACTTCACTGATTTGTCCGATGATGAAATTCACGCATTCGCTGCAAGAGAGTTTGCCACATTACATAAATGGAACTGGCATTTCGTCAGCGGCTATCTGAAAATGGATAAGTGTAGAGTGCATGTGTTCTTGCCGAATCGTATCACTACGCTACTTGAAATGGCAGGGGGGAAAACATGGGCACTATAATCGACTCTAAAAAGATGGCAAAGCGTGTATCAGCACGAAAATGGCAGGGGGACGATCAATATTCGTGGGCAGTCTTTATTGACGGTGCTCCATACATCTCAGGGCTTTCAAGAAGAGAAGTCCCCTTCTATAAACAGCAGGCGTTGAACCGCTTGATGAAGGGGGCATGATATGGACGGGGATACTTTCTGGGCAGTAATAATCATAATAATCATCGTGTCCGTTATTTTTAACTAAAAGTGCTTGCACTGTGATTGATCCCAGCGTATATTAGTATACAGAAGTTCAATCACAGTACAGAGGAGAACAAGCATGACAACTGAAATTAAGAAGCCAAGACATATCCCATGTGGGATGCCCAAAACAGATGAAGATTTGCCCTCTTGGTCAAAAGCACCGGTGTATGTCAGAATGGATCCTCAACTTAAAATGAGACTTGTTGCCCAGTGTCGCAGACTGAATCTGTCACAAGCGGGGTTAGTGAAGATGGCAATGGTACGTTTTCTTGAGGAAGAAGAACAGGTTGAAGCCAACAGAGCATACAGGAGAACCTGATAATGTATTGTCGCTACTGCTCGGAGTTTGTTAATTCAGCACGTCGGTTAGAACCTAAGCTAGACGCTAACGGTGATAAACCGAAACGTGTACCTAATCGCAGATTGTGTGAAGCTAAAAAGATATGGGTTGAAGAAGATCACGAAATGTGCGAGGAGTTTGTAACCAATAACTCTTTCTGGTGTGATAGACTCAATCAGTGTCAGGACATTGATGCTTGCCGCAATCGTGTAGCAAAGAAGATGTCAAAGCATTGCAGAGCTAAATGTCCACAGTACAGAGACTTAACCGACGCTCTCCGCATGAGGGCAAGATCACGCAAGAAAGTAGAAGCTGAAACGATTGTTATCACTCCAGTTGCTACACCAACTATCATAAAAAGGAGGACTACCAAATGAGAAGTGGACTACTGCAAGCATACGATGTATTACATGGTTCTTATGTTGACATTGCCGATACCCCAATTCAAGCGGCAGATAACCCTGAAAATACTTTCATGTTCAAGGAACTGATCGAAAAGCTGTCCGATGAAGCAAAGCTGATGATGTCCGCTATTATGAATCTGCCAGATGAAATGTACATGTCTACAGGTCAGATTCTACAGCAGGAAATCAACAGTTGGATGAAGCGCAGATATCATTGGAATGCCCGTAAGATCGACAGAACAAAACAGGAACTTCGTAAGACTCTGGGGGTGGTAATTCTATGAGTATATCCATGAAGATGATAAAAGAAGTTTCTATGCGTCTGGAGCAGGAACGCATTGCGAAAGATGTACTCCTGAAAGGATGGGAGAAGTATAATAAAAATGGTGGTAGTGATTCTTACGAACGCTGGAAAGAGAATCTTCTTGTCCACTATATCATTGGATCTATGGAACGTGATAACTTCAAAGGATCAGGGATATGAAACCTGTTTATACAATAACAATACATAACCCAGTGGAAGCGTCTTGCACTGCGGTTCTTGCGGGGCTGATAAAGCCCTGCATATCATTCCCTACATCATTCTGGGTGCAAGGACCATTCAAGAAGGTTCGCAAAGAGTCCACAAAGTCAATGCTCACTAAAGGTAAAGGAAGCATGTATTACTTCTGGGCTGGACTGCTTGACAGAGTTCTGGAGCATTGTGCCGAGAATGGTATTGAGGTAGAAGTTGTTGATAAAGCGTATGAAGAGTTTAATATCTATGAACCCGAACTACCAGGAATTACCTTCCGTCCAGATCAGGCGTCACTTATCAACTCATTTCTTGATAAACCTAGGGGCATTCTCGAATCGTTCACAGGCAGTGGTAAGACTGTGCTTGGTTTTGGCTGTCTGTCTGCATTTCCGGACTATAGAGCGTTATGGTTGTGCCACACTAAAGGACTAATGCAACAAGCCTATGACGAAGCATGTAAGTTCGGATTCAAAAGTGTGGGGCGTGTCGGGGATGGGCATTCAGAATATACCAAGGATATCACTATTGCCACGCGGCAGAGTTTTAAACGACTTGCCGATGAGTTTGGTCATGAGTATGACATAGTTGTGGTGGATGAAGTACACCATGTTGCTGATTTAAAGTCAGAATATGCCTATGTACTTGCCCGAGTACCTGCCCCCATTCGATTAGGACTGTCTGCTACTCTTCACAAAGAGGGCACAGAAGCATGGTACACGTCAGTAGGACTACTAGGTCCGATACTCCAATCATTGTCGATCAATGACGGTGCTGAACTTGGCATCTTAGCCACACCGACTATCAGAATTTTACGTTGTCCTAAAGATCACGAAGTATCAGCCATGAAGATGTATTCCCATGTATATTCTGCTGGGGTTGTAAATAACCTTTACATGAATAACCTGATAGCCGTAACTGCTAAGAAACACTCCGATGCCAATGAAACCGTACTGATAATGATTAATCAGATTGAGCATGGGGAGAACATACAAAGATTGCTTGACGCTTTGCATGTAAAGAACATCTTTATACGAGGAGCCACGAAATCAGAAGTACGGGATGATACAAAACATGCTCTGAATCGTCACGAAATCAATGTTGTTATATGTTCCTCAGTATGGACAGAGGGAATAAACATTCCTACTCTCCAAGTTGTTATCAACGCAGCTGGTGGCAAAGATGAAAAGGCTGTATTGCAGAAAGTAGGGCGTGGTCTGAGAAAGACCGCAGAGAAAGACTCCGTAATTATTTATGACACGTTCAATGTATCACATAGGTATCTGATTGAACACTTCGGGGAGCGTCTATGTATTTACCTAGATAATAATTGGCTATAAATCTAACTATTGACTTCTTATAATTTTATGATAATATACACATTAGATTAAATCATAAGGAGTGATTATGAAAATTAAAAGGCGAATGATTGGTAAACGATTTGGCAGATGGATAATAGATTCATTACATAATCTAGCCCCAGGTAAAAAGTGGAACTGTATATGTGATTGTGGTACAGAGAAATCCGTTTACGAATATTCTCTTAAAAATGGTAGTTCCCAATCTTGTGGGTGTCTAACAAGGGATAGATCCATTGAAACTCATTCAACACATAATGGAACTTATAAACCAGAATACAGGGTGTGGGCGGCAATGAAGTCAAGATGTAGTAATCCAAAAGATTTATCCTTTCATAATTATGGAGGTAGAGGGATCAAAGTGTGTGAGTCATGGTTATCTTTTGAAAATTTCTATACAGATATGGGTCCATGTCCTAAAGGGCTTGAACTTGACAGGATTAATAATGACGGCAATTATGAACCTGGTAATTGTGAGTGGGTTACTAAATCAGCTAACGACAGGAACCGCAGAAATACACTTATGCTAACCTTAAATGGGGTAACTAAAGCGATGAAAACTTGGTCTGAGGAATATGGTATTCCCCATCACACTGTTAGGTACAGAATAAAACGAGGATGGGAACCAAATCTAGCACTCACCATAAAAGTAGGTGAAAAGTATGAAGCATAAAACCTCAGATATAGATTTGGATATGATTTCAGCGGTAGATTTCTTAGAGGATCGTGGTGTGGACTACATGACTGCCGGCAATAAGAACATCTCTGCAGGATGGATTGGTTTAAGTTGCCCCTGGTGTGGAGATCACAGTACACATTTAGGAATATCCTTAGAAACTAATTTAGTTAGTTGCTTTCGTTGTGGTAAGAAAGGTTCTGTAATCCACTTAATCCAACAAATAGATTCGTGTTCGATGTCAAAAGCCGAGTCCACTGCTCTTAAATTTGTATCAACGGACTTCTCCCATCTGATAAAGAAGGAAAGAAAACATGCAGAAACGACACTATACCCCACTGGTACTGGTGATACTTTTTTACCTATACATGATAATTTCCTTGCTAGGCGTAGATATGACCGAAAGTTTATACAGCAAAGGTATGATATTTTGGCTGTGGGGCCTACTTGTGATGACTGGAAGTTTCGTATTATTATACCGATCTTCCTCGACGGTGAATTAGTTTCTTATGTAGGTAGAGACTGTACCGACAAAGCTGATATCAAGTACAAGAATGTGCCAGCGGAACGATGCACACGCCAAGTCAAAGACTGTGTTTATGGTATTGACACTCTGAAACAAGGTGGGGTTGGTATCATCGTAGAAGGTGTATTTGATGCGTGGAGATTAGGGAAATATGCCTTGCCTACATTCGGAACCCAGTACACTACAAATCAGCTGGCCCTCGTTGCAAGAAAGAAGCTGTCAAAACTATACGTTTGTTTCGACCAAGACGCTCACACGAAAGGTGACGAGCTTGCACATACGGTTTCAAGTGTATGTAATGACGTAGAATTGATATTACTTGACGAGGGAGACCCCGACGACTTGACGGAAGACGAGGTTTGGGAACTACGTAGGGAGTTAAACCTAAAATGATATATCAAACTAAGAAGAAAGTGTGGGCTCCCTGGATAGGGCGCATGTTAATTAATGAGTATAGGTGCAGTATTTGTGGGAACGTAATGGGTAAAAGGCCAGGAAATAACAAGTGTACCAGCTGTAAAAAATAATTATTGACATCAATTTTATTAGCTGTTATCTTATCACTAGAATTTACACCACATACAGAGTGGTTACATAAACAGAGTGTCTTGACGGAACACAATGTTATACAAGGATTCGGTGAGTGTGTCTGTGTCACCTCACGAAACGACCCCTTTAGACCGTCAATCTAAAGGGGTTTCTTTTTGGTTAAAAGGAGTGAGTGATGGACGATGCAATTCTATACAGATTATTTCTTCAAGAGGGGTGGTGGCAAACATCCCGATCGGTAGCCGAATTATATGATGATTTTGAAACTGCCGGGGTATTTGCAGAATTGGTCAGTACACGCCACTTATCTGAGAAGAAAGGCATTCTTGTAGATGATTGGTTTACAACCACATATACAGAGATGGCTAAAAGTACATTCATATCCGAAAATAAAATAGGACAATGTATACGTGCTTTTATGAAAGATGAACTACTGGAAACAAAGCGTGTGGGTATTCCTTCTAAGTGTTTTTATCGCCTAAATATGCAAAATTTGATACGGGCATTAGAATCAACAGCAAAACGCAGTAGCACTGATTCCAGTCGTACTAGACCGACTGAAACCTGTCACGTAAAAGATAAAGAAGAGAAAAGCAAAGAAGAAGATGATAAAGGAAAAGACTCTTTATCATCTAAGGAACCCACTGACGTGGATTCCCCTAAGGTAGTAATAAAGAGAAGAACGGTACAACCTAGCTTGTTCCCTAATGACAATGTGAAGAGGTTGTTCTTACATTGGAATAATCTAGGTTCCCACATTGCAAAGCATCTGCTAGACCCATCAACCAAAATATTTCATAGATCCGTTCTTGCAATCGAAAAAGCATTGCGACACAATACTCCAGATAATATAGCATCTGCTATGGATAATTACAGCAACCTTCTTGCAGATCAAAACACTACGATGTTCTGGCCTACTCAAAGTGGACGTCCAGGTCTCATTGTGAGTCTTGAGGAATTCTTCAAGTTTTCGGACTACACCGAAGAACGTATGCTGAAAGCAAAAGAGGTAAATATTCCTGACTCATGGTATAAGTGTTGCTTGCAGGATTATGACATCATTGCTACAGAGTACGGTAAGTATGACAGGGATGATAATCCAAAGATTACCGAAGCTATAAAGAAGGCATATACATCAGCAGTTCCCGCGGCTAAAATAACAGTGACCGACACAAACTTTTTTATAAGGTCTGCAAAATTTGTGTTACAGTATCACATGACGAATAAAAACAAGATCAATTGGAATAGTTGTCTACTGGAAAAGAACAATCCTGCATTGTTTGCACATCGACTGATAGCCGCTATATTAGAAGATTGCCAAGACAGAACGATGATTACATCAAGTTGGTTGTTCTCCGATAGAACAAAAACTATTCGTCTACCTAAGTACATGAAAAAACACGGACTACTGACATCTGATGAAATCACGTATAAAGCACCCATCAGACCGTTACAAACTAAAAAGAAAGGATATGATCCAGGCTACAAAGACGGAGAAATCGAATAAAACAAACAAGGAGAGTACATGAAAAACATCGACACTTATAAAGACCGCTATCTCACAAAAGGGAAAAGACAAAATCGGTTGTGTATGACAGCAATCGCATTTGCCGTAACGATCTGCATAGGCGCAGTTAATTCGGTACATAACCAAGAAATTCAAGGAATACCAGATCATTCTCAACTACAAATGGAACAAAAACGATGCACGGAGTGCCATGATAAGGAAATGGAGATGGCACAGTTTTTCAGTAAACACGGAAGTCCAGAACCTAAACGAATGGCACAAGCTGTGTTCGCTACCAAAAGACCAAAGATCATGGCTAAAATTGCTGTGACAGAAACGAACGGCAATCCTCATAAAAGAGCATACGGGTTTAATAAAGCACACGATGGAGCGTTCGGCGTAAACAGAAAAGACTGGGGCAAGGTGAGTAAGAATCCAACTGAGCAAGCACTGCAAGCGGAGTTGGCTCTTGATACCTTCTTGAAAGAAAAGAAGAACATGAAAACAGCCCTGAATGCATACGGTGGTGATGTATCGTTTCAAACGTATGCAGATAAAATCTTAGGTAAGGACTAATCCCATGATAGAACTGTTTGTATGGCTCATTGTTGGATTCATAATAGGTTTGGCTTCTTCTGCTGTAGTTTGGTTCAACATATACACAAAATGGAAAGCATCGGAAAGAGCCATTTATTATATTACCAAACGATACAATACAAGATCCATACAAGTAGCTGTTTTAAGAAATCAGTTGGAAAATAAAAAATTGCCCACTTCAAAGGATTCTTATGGCAAAGTTTGTTCGGAAGGATGTAAGTAACACCATTGAGAACAACATCATTACAGCGGCAATCATTTCGACAAACTTTATTGAGGAAATCTATCCTCTCTATACAAAACAGTATATCAAGAATAAGTTCGGTCAGACACTACTAGGGTGGTGTATAGATTATTTTGATAAGTTCGGTGAAGCCCCCAGAAAGAATATCCAGACAATTTTTGAATTAGAAAAAGAAACTCTGGATGAAGCCGATGCTGAAATCATCACAATCTTTCTCAAAACGCTCTCTAAAAACTATGTGGACGATCAAGGAATCAACGAGGAGTACGTTTTAGATCAAGCAATGCAATACTTTCGTAAGAGAGAAGTTGAAATGAGGGTAGAGAACGCCCAGAAACTTCTTGATGTGGGAAAGATTGAAGCCGCAGAAGATGAAATCTTCAAAATGAAGAAGGTAGTCCGTCTGACATCTAATTGGAGCAATCCAATGGATGACCATAAGATACATGAGGTGTTTGATGATAGTAAGAAAGGCATACTACGTTTCCCGGGGGCTTTGGGCAGTCTACTCGGTGACCTCGAACGGGGATGGTTTATCGCATTTCTTGCTCCGTTTAAACGAGGAAAGACGTGGCTTCTACAAGAAGCAGTTGTTATTGCCGCCTTATCTAATCTCAAGGCAGTTTTCATTTCGCTGGAGATGCAAGACAAGAACATCAACGAACGATTGTACAAGAGGATTACCGCTTATGGAGATGAAGGTAAGACCGATCACGCAGTACCAGTCTTTGATTGTGTCCGAAATCAAACAGGAGTGTGCGAAAAGCCGATCAGGAAGAATAAGTTCATTCTATACGACGGTGAGGGTGATCTACCTGAGTTTGAAGCTGATATGGAATATCGTCCGTGTTGCGTATGCAAAGACATAAAGAAAGAACAAGAGGACTACGAACTTTCTACTTGGTTTGAACTGATGATTAAACCAGAGTTTACTGCTAGGAACGTAAACAAGAAACTTAAATCCTTTAAACGCTTTTATGGTGACAACATACGGACAAAATGTTATCCTAGATTTTCTGCTACCGTAGCAGACATCAGGCGTGATCTGGATATACTTGAGCAGACAGAGGGATTCATTCCTGATGTTATCTCAATCGACTTTGCAGGCATTGTTAAACCCGATACACGTGGTGGGGATATTCGTAACGGCATTGATGATATCTGGAAATCATTAGCAGCACTTGCAATGGAACGTCACGCTGTTCTATTCTCAGCGTCCCAAGGAAACAGGGGTTCACTTTACAAAGACAACATGGATCAAGCCGATATTGCAGAATGGATTGGCATACTTGGTCATGTTGACGGGTTCGTATCTGTCAATCAGAGCGCAACAGAGAAGAAACGTGGTGTCATGCGTCTAGGTCTACTTGCCCATAGACACAAAGAGTTTCACGAGAAAGATCATACCATGATTTTACAAAACTTGTCACTCGGTCAAGTACATCTGGATTCACACCGTATGTGACTTGTCAAGTTCTTTCTTGACAGTCATAATTATAGGAAGTGCGGGATTTCCTACTCTGAATGATGCTATTGAATATCTTCAAATCGGAAAGAACCTTAAATTTATAAATGACAAAGACCGTAAAGGTCTCATCCAAGCCCTACGTGGCGACTTTAATACAGGAGAATAACAATGAGACTAAATGTATGTAAGGAATTCACCTTTGCTGCCGCACACTCACTACCTGGTTATGATGGACCGTGTGCTAATCTACACGGACATGAATGGAAACTGGAAGTTGAAGTTTCCGGCGTAGTCAATGAAGATACCGGCATGGTGCTCGATTTTGTGAAACTGAAAAAGATAGTCAACCAAGAACTTGTAGATAAACTGGATCATAAACACTTGAATGATATCTTCGTTGTAATACCCACTGCTGAAATGATGGTGGGTAACTTTGCCGATATCATCAATCATGTATTTAACAATGAGAAAAAAGGGTTAGGTGTAAAGTTAGAGCGCCTTCGTCTATATGAAACACCAACGTCATTCTGTGAGTGGAAACGATCCAGTTGTTCATGCTAATATAAGGAGAGGTATAATGCCTAGAATTTATTCAATTTTTCAGAGTGTAGAAGGGGAAGTAAACGCACGTGGTATCGGTGCAATGACTGTGTTCATTCGATTTGCGGGTTGTCACGCCACATGTACATTCTGTGATACAACGTATGCAAAGGATCCTGCAAGCGGGCGTGTAATGTCAGTAAGTGAAGTTATGGAAGAGGTATCTAAGTATAACTGTCCGAACGTCACTATCACTGGCGGTGAACCTATGGAGCAGTATGACGAACTTTGTAACCTGCTTCATGCTCTGGATGCAAATCAGTATAATGTGTCCGTAGAAACTAACGGACTGCATTCTTTCTGGCGCAGAAATGCACCGATGATACATGCAACCTTTGTTGTGGATATCAAGAATGAAGGATTTATGGCATTATCCCGTATTGTAAACATGGGGCTTACATCTTCTGACATACTCAAAATGGTAGTGGGCAGTGAAGCTGACTTTGCTGTGGCGTGTACACGAAAGAGAGAATTGCAAGAACGTGGTGTTAAAGCCAGATTCGCATTTTCTCCAGAGTTCGGGAAAGTAGATCCAGACAGGATTCTTTCTTGGATGAAGAAATACGATCAAAATGATGCTATCCTTAATTTTCAGGCCCACAAAGTGCTTAATTTGACAGAGAATAATTAAATCTTGCATAAACTTCCTAAGTTATAATACTGTAATAATTATAACTTAGGAGGTTACTTATGGGATGCAGTGTATTGGGTTGTACAAACCATGAATTTAGTACAGGGCATGGGGACAGAAAGAAAAGAACAGGTAAATGTAGAAAACATCACTATAATTTACCTAGTAGACACTTGACCAGTGATCCAAATATATATGTGATAGATGGTCCTATATGCAGGATAACGTGCCATAAAAAAGATAACTCTATCGCAGGTTATGCCATAATAGATACAGAAGATATGGAAAAATGTATTCCTTATAAATGGGGAATAACTTCGGATGGGTATGTAGTAAACGGTAAAAATCAAATTCGCCTGCATCATCTAATTATGAATCATATTCCAGATAAAAATCACCCTATAGATCATAAAAATAGAATAAAATTGGATTGCAGAAAAGAGAATATGGAATTATCCACATATTCTAAAAATAATGTGAATAGGGATTTAAAAAACAATACTTCCGGTCATAAATGTGTTTATTGGAATAAACACGCTAAATCTTGGGATGTAAGAATAACTAGGAATAAGATATGCACTCAATTAGGGTACTACAAAACTCTTGAGAAAGCCATAGAAGTTAGGGATACTTTTTATATCCAGCTTCATAAGGTATTGAACTTAACTGAGACTAACTAGCTGAAATTGCAGGTCCATTTATTTATTTCACTACCGAAGAAAATAAGTTGAACAGGGAATTAAATATGTGCTATATTTTAAACATCGAAGCACAAAACACGAACCCTACAGATTCATATCTTATGAAAGGAGAATCCAATGACAAGAAGAGAACTGATTAGCGCCGTAGCTGAACAGACCAAACTGACTAAATCTGATGTGGAGCGAGTATTGTACTCAACATTCGACAAGGTCATTTCGGGACAGCTTGCGGAAGGTAACACAGTGGCTATCAATGACTTCGGTAAGTTTGAGCCGAAATTGAAAGCCGCTCGCACTGGTCGCAATCCCGCAACGGGAGACACACTTGAAATTTCAGAAAAAATGGCACTGAGCTTTAAACCAGCATCAGCACTCAAAAACCTGATGAACTAGGTTCATCACAACCCAATTTCCTAAGGGGGAAATAACAATGATCGCATCCGCAAAGATTGACCTCACTGAACTGAAAGCCGCTGTCAAAGACCTGAACTCTTCTGGTCTGATTGAAGCAACCATCAAAACTGTCGGCGTAAGCAAAGAAACCCTGGCTCAGGCATTTGTTGAAGCCTGCGACTCTCTGACCGATGATAACTTCAATACCGTAACTGTTGTTGACGATGTACCTACTGCTATCGGTGCAATGTACCAGACTCTCACAGCAGAAGAAGTTGCCGAGGAAGAAACTGTGAAAGAAGCCGCAAAAGCAAAAGCCGGTAAAGAGCCCAAAGCACCGAAAGAGCCCAAAGCACCGAAAGAGCCCAAAGCACCGAAAGAGCCGAAAGAGCCCAAAGAAAAGAAAGAAATCCCGAAAGATGCATTCGGCTCCGTACTCGGATCGAAATCTGCCGCAATGAACGCTCTGATCGCCGCTGGTACTACAATCGAAGATATCATGGCAAAAGCCGGGGTCACCCGTACTTCTGCTCTGAATCACATCAAGTTCATCGAAAAAGAACGTGGTGTCGTTATTACCCGTGATGGTGATAACGTGTCCGGCAAGAAGTAATCTGTTCACATATTAATCTAAACGGAGTCGGCATGTAATGTGCCGACTCCATTCGTGGAGACTCTATGAACCTGAAACTAGCTGAAAAACATCTGAGAAACTTGCTGATCGAAGGTTTAGGTCTTGACCTTACTGATCCTAACTTAATGGATACACCCTCCCGCATCGCTAAAATGTACACCAAAGAACTGTTTCACAATGTCGGGGAAGAATACCCGGCAGAAGAACTGCGTAGTTTTCCCAATGATAATAATTATAATCAGATCGTAATGGTCGATAATATACACTTTGATTCCATGTGTTCACATCACTTTATGCCGTTCTCCGGTAAAGCATGGTTCTTATACATTCCCGACAAAACTCTTGCAGGGGTGTCTAAATTACCACGTCTTGTTGAGCATTATTCTGCTCGTCCTCAGCTTCAAGAAAACTTGTGTCACGAAATACTCAACAGATTTATTGATGTTGTTCAGCCGAAAGGTGCCATGCTTGTTATGCGGGCAATACACGGGTGCATGTCTTGTCGGGGTGTTCGTCAATACAATAACACTGGAATGATATCATCTGCTTTGTATGGTTCTTTTGAACAACAATCTACCCGAGAAGAAGCAATGGGACTCATTGCACTATCCTCACATCAATAGGAGATACAATGGATTCCCCTTACATTCTCAAACCTGCTGAGAATCGCACCGAAGCCGAAGTAAAGTATGGTAATCACTTTGAAAGAAATGTATACTTGAAGGGTGAGAAACTTGATGCCCGTGCCGCACTGCGTTATGCCATAGCTTCTGCTTACATAGAAGAAGGTATGAATGTTCTTGATATAGGATGTTCTAACGGATATGGTTCTGCTCTGTTGACCTCTAAAATAAATTATACAGGTATTGATTATGATGCTAATATAATTACATTAGCGAATGAACTGTTTGCCGATGATAATCATTCCTTTGTATGTTGCAAAGCACAAGAGTTTCCAATGACAAAACGGTATGATGTAATCATAGCTTATGAGTTTTTGGAACATATTACAGATGGTGTTGCATTTGCCCAGGAGTTAAAGAAACACTGTAATCATTTATTTTGCTCTGTACCGTATAATGAGAAACCTGGGTTCTGGGGGGAGCATCACGTAATACACCGACTGATTGAAAAAGATTTCCCTGGATTCAGTTACAATTACATTTCATTTGAAGGTACATTGCTAGACGCACCGGAATATATTGATGGTTCAAATCTCATGTTATTACATTGGAGTAGATGATGATTTATACCAATGTAAAGCGGCAAGAGAATTACATGGTGAATATGCTGTCCTAAACAAAATTCAGTTATTGAGGAGAAGTACATGCAAAAAATAAAAGTCGCATTGGTGGGGGTCGGCAACTGTGCATCCTCTCTTGTTCAAGGAGTCAGCTACTACTCAATGAAACAAGAATCCAATATACCTGGTATTATGTTCCCTGATATTGGCGGATACAAACCTTGGGACATTGAGTTTGTTGCCGCATGGGACGTTGACTGTAGAAAAGTAGGAGAACAACTAAGGGACGCCATCTTTGCTAGTCCTAACTGCTGTCGCTTCTTTCATTGGGAAATTGATGATAACTGCATTGTCAGAAAAGGTCCTGTTCTTGACGGCGTTGCACCTCACATGCTTGACTACCATGAAAACATTCACTTTGAACTAGATGATAGTCCTAATGATGATCTGGAAGAAGTTAAATGCATTCTGCGGGAACGTGAAGTGGACGTTGTTCTCAACTACTTGCCAGTAGGAAGTAAACTCGCTACTGACTTCTGGGTAAGAGCCTGTGTGCAGGCGAGAGTACCGCTTGTGAACTGTATACCAGAGTTTATTGCTTCTGATCCAGTCTATGAGCGTATGTTCGTTGAAGCTGGTATTCCTATCATTGGGGATGATATGCGTTCACAAGTTGGTGCAAGCGTTCTATCCCAAGTATTGCAGGAACTTGCATTTGATCGCGGGTGTCATGTAAAGTTTCATCAGCAGATAAATGTTGGGGGTAATACCGACTTTGCAAATATGATGGATAATAAGCGTATCCGATCAAAGAAGATATCCAAAGAGAATGTTATACGTTCTCAGAACGATATCAGGGGAATTGAAGCACCGAAAGATTCTATCTATGCCGGCCCTTCTTCATTCATTCCCTACTTGAAAGATAATAAAGTTGCATACATTCGCATGGAACTGGAGGGATTCGGTGGAGCACCTATTGAAATCGACTGTAAATTATCTGTACAGGATTCTGAAAACTCTGCTGGTATTGTTATTGACGCCATTCGTTATCTTAAAGTGGCACATGAAATGGGAATATCCGGAGCGTTACGGGGACCTTCAGCATGGACACAAAAGACACCACCACAGCAGATGCAATATCGGGATGCTATGGAAGAATGCAAAGCCCTTGCGGAAAGGAGATATACCGAGTGTACGATAAATCAGGTAAAAAAGTAATTCAGTCCTTTGATCTTGACGGTGTGATCTTCATCAATGGAAATATACCCGGACTAAGACCTACTGTACATGATATTATTATCACTGGAAGATCCTTCGAAGAAGCAGAAGGAACTTACTGGGCATTAAAAAATGTAGGTATAGATAATCGGGTATATTTCAATCGTCTGCTGTTCGATGAAAAGACTAGAATCACATCGGGACAGCATAAGGGACGCACTCTCCGCACTCTCATAAGCGAAGGACATAACATCGTCTGTCACTATGATGATGATGAAATTCAGATAGCGGAGATCAGCAAATATGTGTCAATACCAATCATTCACATTAAACATGAACTCACTGAGAAGGAGAACATTCGTCATGACCAAGAAAAAGATAGCAATCCTGTATAGCGGGGGATTAGACAGCTTCATCATGTACAATATGGCAAAGTTTTATCATCCGGGCGATGAAATTATTGCTGTATACTTCGATCACGGCGCTTCCTACTGTAAGCGGGAGATAGAAAAACTCCCCGACTTTGTGCAAGTACGCAAGCTCGACTGGCTCGATGAAACCCACACTACTGTTACACAACCAGGTAGACGTGAAGGTGCAATTATGATACCGGGACGTAATCTGGTGTTTGCTACCGCACTCGTTTGTCAAGAACTACCTGACGAACTTTGGATTGGTGCTCTACACGGTGAGACACATGAGAAGGGTACGGACAAGAACTACACGTTCCTTGCTAAGATGAATGAAACCCTTAATTATGTTGTCGGTCCTTTCCGAAACAAGGTTCCTATGTACTGTAAGTTCCCCCTTGCTGATTTGAAGTTGGATAAACTCGATTCAGTTAAGTGGGCACTCACTCATGGAATTAGTCGTGAACAACTGATGCGTACTCGCTCCTGTCATGATGGTAGTACAGATAAGTGTGGTGCTTGTATTCAGTGTGTTAAACGATGGGCTGTGTTCGGGGCATGTGGATTCACCGAACTGTATGATACACATCCACTTGATTCGGAATTCGGTAAGAAATTCGTATCTGACCTGGTCAAGTGTGAACTTGGGGAAGATGATTACTACGGAGAAGAGACAAGAGCGGAGATAATGCCACATCTACATTTCATGGCTAACACATTCCCTTCTCTCTTCGAGGAAGAAACACTTGCTGATATCCGTAGACTACAAAATCTGAGTAGGGATTACTAATGGATAGTTCAATCTTTCTCGACTCTTTATTATTCTTGACTTTATAGAATGCATGATATAATATCCTTCTAACATAAATAATTAGGAGGATATTATGTCAGAATGTATTTGGGAAGGTTGCACAGAGGATGGTAATAATAAAGGATACTGTAAAAAACATTATGATAAATGGTATTACAAATTGTGTAGAGAGAAAGCCGGACTAGCCCAATATACAAATCAAAATCCCATAAGAAAACGGACAAAAATAACCGGTACATGCAATGTGGAGGGATGTGACTCACAAATTCACTGTAAGGGTGTTTGCTACAGGCATTATCTACATCTACGAAATCATGGAGAAATTAGGGAGAGAACTAGAATAACTCCTAATGATTTTATCATTGACGGCGACACCTGTAAAATAGGTTGTTATAACATCTACTGTGATCTAGTAGGTTATGCTTTAATTGATGCCGAAGATGTAGATAGATGCAAACCACATAAATGGTATTTTGAAGTAGATGGTTATGTGAGTAGTACAACAGCAGGAAGTTTGCACCATTTTATATTAGGCACTAAACCTAGAAGTGGTGTATTTCCAGATCATAAAAACAGAGTATGCCATGATAATAGGAAAGATAATTTAAGAATTGCAACCACATCACAAAATGCCTGTAATTCTAAAATAAACTCCCGTAATAAAACAGGATATAAGGGTGTTTACTTTAACGGAAAAGAGTTTGTAGTTTATATATGTTCAAACGGTAAAAACAATCTTGTGGGTAAGTACAATACGAAGGAGGAAGCGGCTATGATTTACAACCAGAAAGCCAAAGAGCTTCACGGAGAGTTTGCATTTCAAAATACTCTCAAAGAGAGTGTGGTCATTGGATAGTTCAATATTCCTCGATAGTGGTGCTTTCTCCGCAATGACATCTGGACAGACCCTAGATGTGTATGCCTACATTGATTATGTCAATGAGCATAAGGAGTTCTTTGATCTGTATGCTAACCTTGACGTAATAGGTTCTGCTGAAGGTACATGGAAGAATCAAAGGATAATGGAGAAAGCGGGACTTAATCCATTACCTGTCTATCACATCAATGAAGATCCTAAGTTTCTTGCGATGGCAATGGAGTATGATTACTTTGCTGTTGGGGGAATGGCAAGATCGAGTTCCGCTTCATTGCAGTTCCAAGTAGATGAAATATTCTCTATCATCTGCCCGAAGAGCAACGACTATTTTCCTACTCATAAAATACATGGGTTCGGAACTACTAAACCAAGTATCATGGTCAGCTACCCCTGGTACTCTGTTGACTCTTCTTCATGGGTTAAATATGGTCTGTACGGTATTGTGCTGATACCCCGATTCTTTCACGGTAAGCCTACATACAATAAGCCACCTATGACTGTTGTTATGTCGAACAGATCAAAAGCAATCGGAGATCAACTCCACTTTGCAAACATTTCAGCAATGGAAAAGGAAGCTATCCTTAACTACTTTGCTGAGAAAGGTATCTCTATAGGAGAATCTTACATCGTCAATGTTGAAGCAGGGCACGAACTGCTGGACAATGAAGTCTGGATAAACAAAGAGAAGACGAAAGTGGAACAGATTTGTGAGTACGGTCTGATAAATAATCATGTAGCCCGTGACCATGCAAACTTGCTTTACTTTCTTGACCTTGAGAAGTTTCAGCAGAAGTGGCCATGGCAGTGGAAAAAGAAATCAGGGAGATTAGATATATGAGAATTTACTTAGCAGGGAACTTCCCGCAGTTATCGAAAAAAGAATCTGAAATGGTCATGGTGGAGAACATAAAGAAAGCGGACTCTGCTTATAACCGACTCATTACTTATTTCTTTCCTAAGTATTGCACCACTGTTATCTCAATCAAAAAGGATATGATTGAGGGTAAAATTTAATTAACAGGTACATGAATTTGTGATATAATCATTATGAATAAAATTAAAAGGAGATGTTATGAAGATACAAAAGGATGTTCTGCTGTCTGCTCTTATGAAAGTTAAACCAGGTCTTGCAAAGAAGGAAATCATTGAGCAAGCCCAGCACTTCATCTTCTCTAACGGAGAAGTAACTACATTCAATGACCAGGTATGTGTCATGCATCCTATCGAATGTGACTTTGACTTCTCTGTAAAAGGTGAAGAGTTTTACAAGATCATAAGCGGTATATCTGAAAAAGAAATTGACCTCACTATGAAAGAATCTACTCTCCATATCAAAGCGAAGGGCACAAACTGCAAGCTGTCCACACTGCTAGGAGATGCTGGATTTGTTGCTCCGCTTGTGCAAGTGTTGCGTGACGCAATATCATCTGACGGGTTCTGGAAGAAACTTCCTACAGAATTTCTTGATGGACTTTATCTGTGTGCGTTGTCTGCAAGTAAGGACTTGTCTACTGGTGTAAAGTCATGTGTTGCTATCAAAGGTGAGAACATTTACTCAACTGATGGATTACGTGCATCCTTGTATGTTATGGATTCAAGTATCGAAGAGATAATGATTCCTGCCCGTGACGCTCTTGAACTTATCAAGTACAATGTCACGGAGTACGGTGCTTCTGAAAACTGGATGCACTTCCGCACTACTGATGGTACAGTGTTCAACTGCAAGTCAATGCGTGGTGATTATCCTTACGCTAAAGTTGACCGTCTGTTTGAAGATGCTGAACCTACTATCATGTTTCCTGATACGATGAAAGAGTCAGTTTCTTCGGTTCTGATACTCGCTGAGGGAGATGTTGACATCAACAAGACTATAACCGTATCTGTGAAGAGCGGTAGCATCACGTGCCATGCGGAAAAAGAACGGGGCAGTATAGACAAAACTGTTGAATGTGATTACAGCGGAGACGCATTCTCCTTCGACATCAATCCGATATTCTTTGCTCAGATATTGTCACATGCCCCTGGTCTTGCTCTCTTTGACAATCGTGCCATGTTCTTGTCAGATAATTTCTGGCACGTAATTGCATTACCGGCACAATAATGCTTGATTCTAATCCAAGATTGAAACTGATGCTCACAAAATTAAAAGAACAGGTCGACCGTAACTTCATCGACAATGACTGGGCTTGTACTTTTGTGAATGATTGTCATTCCCGTGCTAGTAAAGGCGGGACTTTCACCGTTAAACAGATTGACAAACTTGAAGAATTATTTGAGAGGTACTAAATGGAGCAGCCAGAGAACACCATGATAGAGCGTCCGCAACTGTTTGTTCCCGATGGAATGAAGTTCATTCATGTCCTTCGTAAAGCAATGCAAGAAGCACGTAAGCATGGTATTGATGAAGTAGCAATGGTAAGAGATATACAGAGTCATAATGACATCAAGGATAGAATGAATAAACTTCACATCTACTTTGAGGTGGTATAATGGCAAAGGTGAGAGCATTCTTCGATGATGATGAACTTGACTCCGTAGGTATAAACGGGGCTGGAAGCGGTGCATGTGAGAAGTGTGGTTTAGTTTCAGGATGCAAGACACCTATGATGGGCTATACAGGTGAGGGGAAGAAGAGAATCCTCATCGTTGCAGAAGCCCCAAGCGAAGCAGAAGATAGAAGCGGTAAGCCGTTCACAGGTGACACAGGTAAATGGTTTGCTGAAAAGTTACGCAATAAAGGTATTGACATTGATACTGATTGCTGGAAAACTAACTCTGTCGGCTGTCACCCCACTAATCAGAAGGATTGCAAACCCACAAAAGCACAAGTCAAGCATTGTCGTCCACGTGTTATGCGTACTATCGCAGAACTTAAACCTAAGTATATATGGTTAATGGGTTCCGATGCCATCTATTCTTACTTCCATGAAAGAGAAAATAATACAAATGTTGATAGATGGAGAGGGCTGTGCATTCCTGATGTTGAAAAGAAAGCATGGATCATTCCATTGTATCATCCTGCTTATGCTTTAAAGTTAGAAAAAGACGACCATTTTCAATCTACATACGACAGGGATTTATCTCATGCCATCCGATGCTCTAAATTTGCAGACCTCCCAGAAGAAATGTCCCTCAAAGGGGCAAAGATCCTCAAGACTTATGAAGAGACCGTTGCCGCACTCGAAAGAGTATTGGATGAACGTCCGGATAGGTTCGCTTTCGATTATGAGACCACGGGTCTCAAACCCTATCGCTCAGGCCACAGAATAGCTACGGCATCCTTCTGCTCTGATTATGATACCGCTTATGCATTCCCGTATCAGTATCGTAAGCATTGGGATAATAATCAGCTTACACGAATCGGTGATCTATGGTGTGATATCATGGAGCATCAAAAAATCAAGAAGATAATGCACAACCAGAAGTTTGAAGATATGTGGACACGTGAAATTATGGGTGTTGACATTGCAAACAAATGGTGGTGCTCAATGAACACCGCACATATTCTTGATGGTAGAACAGAGTTCTCAGGTCTTAAATTCCAATCTTTAATTCGTTGGGGAATACCTGACTATGATTCTGAGATTGAAAAGTATCTGAAATCCCCTGATAAAAGCACACCATACAACAGGGTCATGGAAGCACCGCTGAATGACTTATTGCTGTATAATGCCATTGATAGTCTGCTTACATTCAGATTACAAGAGGAGCAAGAAGATGAACTGGTAAAACTACCTAGTCAAGACAAAGCACGAAACTTCTTTCAGGGAGGGTTGAACACCTTATGTAACTTGCAAGAGAACGGTATCCCTCTCAATCGTCAATACTACTTGGATCAAGATATTGAGATAGGTAGCAGAATATTGAAGGCAAAAGAGTCTTTGCACAACTTTGATGAAGCAAAGCGTTTTCTCCGTGATAAAGGACGTGTCATAAACTTCGGCTCCTCTGATGATCTTGTCGAACTGTTCTTCAACGTCATGCAACTTCCGAAAGGGAAACTTACCCCGGGGGGTAAACCGTGTGTTGATGCAGGAGTGCTTGCTACGCTTAATACGCCCATTGCAAAAGAGATTACCAAGATTTCAAAATTAGAGAAGATCAAGGGAACGTACCTGGGTCAGTTTAATCGGGAGATAGAAGATGATGGAAAACTTCATCCGTTTTTTGATTTGCACACAACAAATACTTACCGTGGTTCTTCTTCTTCACCCAACTTTCAGAACATACCAGTGCGAGATTTTGAGGCGATGTCGATCACTCGGGGTGGGATTATTCCTTCTTTGGGTAATCAATTGGTTGATTGGGATTACGGTTCTATGGAAGTTAGAATCATTGCCTGTGTTACGCAAGATCCTGTTTTAATGAGGTATATTGAAGATTCTACTTCTGATATGCATAGAGACCAAGCAAAAGATTGGTTCTCTTTCACTGATGCAGAATGGGCGACTATCGACAAGAAACTGGCAAAAGCTGTCCGATTTGAATCAAAGAATGGATTCGTCTTTGCTGAGTTTTACGGATCATACTACGGCTCTATTGCCCGAACTATGTTCCCTAAGCTGAAAGAACTTTCTATCGGTGAAACTAATCTGTTTGAACATCTACGCAGTAAGGGTGTAATTCGATCACTCAGCACTGCCGCTGATGATTTTGAGAATCACACCAAGAGAGTTGAGCAAAGATTCTGGAATAAGTTTAAAGCGGTAAAAAAGTGGCAAGAGAAAGCATTTGCATCCTATCTTGAAAAAGGATACATCGAACAGATGTTTGGATTCCGATGCGGGGGTTGGTTATCTAAGAATGATATATGCAACTACCCCATTCAGGGAACAGCATTCCACTGTCTAGTATGGTCACTAGGACAACTTGACAAGCGAATGAAAGACGAACGTATGGACTCTTTGCTAATAGGGCAGATCCACGATTGCTGTCTTGGAGATATCACCGTAGATGAACACGATCATTGGTGCCACATGTCTCACAAGATAGCGACACAAGAGATTCGGGAAGCATTCAAGTGGATAATCGTACCTTTAGATATCGAATTTGAAGAGTCTGGAATCAATGAACCGTGGAGCGTGAAAAAAGAATTTATGCCAAAGTTTTTAAATCATAGGTAGTCAAAACTGTGCTATTATCAAAGTAACAGAAGTGCAAATAAGAAAGTAAGGAGTTATTATGACATCAAAGAAGGCACAAGCATTTCAAGCTGATCTTGAAGAACTGGTCAAGAAACATGACGTTTTCTTGAACGGTACATTTCAGATGAAGGGCGAAGATGAGGACGACATTGCCGTAGTGTCCATCGGACAAGCGTCTATTGGGGATGTTAAATCCAGTATGCATCATCTTCTGGAACAATCCTACAGTATCATTGCAGAAATTCTGATCGAAAACATAACTTCGGGAGGGGACGCCAGTGCCACTACACATTGACTGTCGCCCCTCGTCACTTGAAACAGTGATGGGGAATGAGGGAGTTAAAGATGCCCTCAGAAATAAATTCACGAAAAACCCCGGCACTGTGTTTGATCCACCCCATTCAGTTCTGTTCGTAGGACCATCAGGGTGCGGTAAAACTACTCTCGCACGTATTACAGCTACAATGCTCGGATGTGCTCCAGAAGATGTTCAGGAATATAATTCCTCGAATAACAGGGGAATCGACACTATCCGGGAGATTGCACAAAACTGTCTTTACTCTCCGACATTCGGCTCAGTGAAAGTTTACATTCTGGACGAAGTGCACCGCATGACAAAAGATGCCCAAAACGCTCTGTTGAAACTGCTGGAAGATACACCGAAGCATGTTTTCTTTCTGCTTGCAACAACTGACCCGGAAATGCTGATTAAAGCAATACTCACCCGGTGCATGAAATTTGAAGTGAAGTCATTGCCTAATCCACAAGTGATGAAACTTCTCTGTAATACCGTTCAAGATGCTGGCATTGCACTGACCGACTTCTCTGAAAAAGTGCTCCAACTCATTGTAAAGACAGCAGAAGGATGCCCTCGTCAAGCTCTCATTCTTCTTGACTCAGTAATTGATATAGAAGATGAAGAGAAAGCACTGGCAGCCGTATCAGAATCAACGGCAAGCAGTACGGAAAGTCTTGATCTTTGTCGCTTACTGCTTGAAACGAGAAAGAACAGATGGGATGATGCCCGATTCTTGTTGAAGGGATTGATGGATGATCCTGAGAAGATGCGTTATGGGATTCTCGGATACATGAATGCTGTTCTTATGTCGGACAACTGCAAAGACCCAGATCATGTATCCGGTGTGATTGACATGTTCACAGAATCTTTCATGTACTCTGGCAAAGCAGGATTGTCCAATGCAGTATTTCAGGCTTGCAAACTGTGATTGAGGGACTCTCAAGTACCGGTGGATTGGCGAATCTATCGACTGAGGACCTCCGTTGGTGAAGGAGTAGCGACCTCAGCAGTTTGCAATGATATAATACCCGGTGTCGGTAGAAGTCCGACTATCTGCATCAAGCTGATGCGGAGAATACCCTTAACAGGTGAAAGATTGACGCTATGCCGGGACACAAGGACTTGGGAGTAGAACCCGCATCGGTAGCATGGCACCGACTCCCATATGATACCGTACTCTACATGCTGATTAGGCACGTGAATTTCGTGTCAGCTAAACAGAGTTCCTTAAACGGGTAAGGGGATATTGGTGACTCCCCACTAAATATTATAGGAGATAACATGGGTGAATTAATTAAAACAGAAGTGTGATTATCCGAAATCGTAAAAACCTAAGCGAACAGATCCAGATCATTATTGACTATGAAACACGCAAGATCGGTGTAGTTCATAATAGAGGAATGGAGATGATCGTGATTAGATCCGTTCTGTCTAATGATGTTGCTGTGTCCTATATTGAAACGGAAACTGAAAAGGGCCCTATTCCAACTAAAGACCCTTTTGATCCTGCTAGAATTAAAGTCGGCAATGGAATTCAAGATTGCACGTTCACAACTGATAAGCCATGATACAACTACGTGTAAATACAGAGGTATTGGCTCCTTCCCTTGAAGAAGCTGAGTGGTTACGGGACTTGCTACAAAATCCTGTGTACGAAGACGAAACCCGCTCTGAAAAGAGAATGCGGGAAATATGGCACCCTGCTCTGGATGTGTACATAAAAACGCTGAAAGCACCTATGCACCCACAATGTGGTACTTGTTTCAGAGATAAACCAGATCATGATTATGATGACGACATCCCCTTTTAAGGAGAAGGTATGAGTGAAAACAAAGATGAAGTTTTAAAGATGCTTGGAATGATTAAACGCCCCGGGATGGATAAACTGATTGATTGGTTGTCAAATGAAACTGATTACTTCACGTCTCCGTCCTCTACGAAGTATCACGGCAACTACGAAGAGGGGTTAATTGACCACTGTCTGAACGTCTATGACTCACTCGCACTGCTCAATGCTGAATTTGGTGATAATGAGTATAGCGAGGAATCATTGATGGTCGTAGCCTTGCTCCATGACATGTGCAAATGCAATACATACATTCCGAATGATGATCCTGCTTCCGATGCTCAGATCAAATATGCCCAGAGTTTGTTAGATCAGAATGGGAGAGAACCTCTTCCGAAAGTCAAACTCACAAAATGGTATGTCAGTAAGGTCATAGATCATCTGAAAAGCGGTGAAGGTGAGTTCCCTGAATTTGCAGCCGCATATAAAGTGAAAGATAAGTTTCCAATGGGACACGGAGAGAAGTCTCTATACCTCATTCAGAAGTTTATCCGTCTTTCTGATGAAGAAGCACTGGCAATACGTTGGCATCTCGGTGCGTTCGATCCTGGCTTTCACTTCGGATACCCCACAGGTTTCGCCACTCAGCAAGCAGTACGGGAATGTCCTCTTGTTACAATGACGATTTCAGCAGACTTTCTGGCCACTTGGATGGTCGATATTACAGTAAAATAGGAGAACACATGTTTGAGCCGAAACTGAATGCACTGGTAGTTATCAAGAAGGGTAAATGTGATTGTGATGGATTATCTGCAGGGACTGTTGGATTTATAAAGTTCATTGAGCATCCAGATGCGTTCATGGTACAAAAGCGTGATAGTGACAAGATACTGTGGCACTGTCGGGAATGTGTAACAGCATTCAAATAATATTAGCAGGGTTGGACAATGCTGAATGATTTCTCCACTCATAAGCCCTGAAGGACACAACCGTTCATCGCTCCTGTTAGCTTCGCCGCTATAACGACAAGGTGACAAGTGTGTTGGTATAAGGAGAAATTGAGAAATGTATGATACGTCATTCAGTCCCGGTGGGCGGGAAAACGTCAGGTGGGAGAGAAACCCATTGTAATGGTAGCCAATCCATTACTTAGTGGCAATGAGACACTGCCACATGAAGAACAATACTCTATAAGAAAATGCGAGCCCACTAGCTAATTTTATTAAAAGGTAGAATAAAGATGTGCTATTATCATTATGTAAGAGATTGAATTGAAAGGAGAAATTATGCCAGATGTAAGTTTTAAAGTTGAATTAGCCATTGATAAGAACAACCTCGATGTTTGTGCAATGCATCAACCTGAATTGTATGCTCAGTGGGCTTGTAATTGGGCTGATGCTGTCAATGATCGGGACAGAAGCAAAGACAGATTATCTTTGGTAAGGAGTGAATGTGACACAGAAATCAGATCAACTCCTAGTGAGTTCGGATGGACAAAAGTCGATAAGCCCCCTACGGAAGCATTTATTGCATCTGCTATTTGTGGACATCCAAACTTCGTTGAAGCAAATGAGGACTTCTTATCAGCCTGCCATGAGGTCAACATTCTGTCTGTCGCAAAGGAATCCTTCGAACAACGAAGAAAAATGATTGAAGTTTTGGTTCAACTGTATGTATCCTCATACTATTCAGGCAATAAGGATTTTGATCGTGCTTATGAACCTGCGGTAACAAAGTTGGCTGCCGAAGCACATTCAGAGCATCTGGAACAGAATCCACGTCTTGCCCGTAGAAAGTTGAAAACCGATGATTCTTCTAACAGTTAAGGTATTACTTGCTATTTTCTTGGCGCTCATTCTGGCATACTGCATAGGGCGTATGTTTGGCATGGGCTTTGGTAAGTCAATCACAACGATGTCGGCTAGCCTAAGAGGCACTACGACAAAAGGAGAGAAGAAACATGAAGCCCAGTGAACGCAGGAAACAGATGAAGAATGACATGGCGGACCGTCTGCAAGAATCGTACAACAGCAAAGATTCTTCCGGTAAGTTCAAAAGTATATTCCTGAAAGACAAGATCGGTAACGTCCAGAAATGGAAAGCGTCCGAAGATGAACACTTCCTGAACATCATCCCATTCATTGCCGGTAACAACATGCCTATCGTTGACGGTAAGAAACTCGCCGCTGGTAAAGTTGCTCACTGTCTTGATGTGTGGGTACACGGTAAAGTCGGCATCAACGAGGACAGCTACATCTGTCTTGCTCGCTCTTACGGTGGTAAGTGTCCTATCTGCGAGGAGCAAGCCGAACTCCGCAAACAGGATGATTATGATGATAAGTATGTCAAGTCATTGAATCCTTCTCGCCGTGTTGTCTACAACATCGAGTGCCTTGATTCTGACAAAGAAGCAAAGAAAGGTTTGCAGTATTTTGAAGTATCACACTACCTCTTTGAAAAAGAACTGACTGAAATCGCTAAGAAACCCCGCGGTGGTGGATTCATTACTTATCAGGATCCAGATGATGGCAAGATCGTTTTCTTCCGCAAGAGTGGCAGTGGGCCAACAAACACAAAATACTCAGCGTTCAAGTTCGAGGACAGAACTGAAATTGTCTCCGATGATATTCTTGATGCCGCTCTTGTTCTTGACGAATGCATTCACATTCCTTCTTATGAAGAAGTGAAAAACGCATTCTACGGTACAGAATCAGAAGTTGACCCTGAGGCTCTGGAAGAGCGCAAGACCGAATCTGAAAGTACACGTAGACAATCAGCACCGCCTAAGTTCAAATGCCCTGGCGATCGTCCTACTGACTTCGGTGATCTGGAAGCATGTGATGATTGTCCAGATGTTGACGCTTGTGAGAAAGAATTGGAAGCTAAGGAAGAAGCCGACCTGGCTGCTAAAACTGCTCAAGAAGAGAAAGCAGAAGTGAAAGAAACCCCCTCGGCTACACGGCGTGTACGTTCTTCTGCATCTGAGGAAGCGTCTGTTGAGAAAGAGACCGTAGCTGAATCGACTACCGATCAGACTGAAGGTCGCAGACTTCGCCGTAGACCAGGCGCTTAGTCATGGCGGGCATAGTTCGCAGAAGTGTAGGCAACTCCGTAGCATCGGATATCAAAGAAAATAAATCCGATGAATCAACAACACCCAGTGGGGCTAACGTCCCGACAAACTTTGCAACAACTGTATCCACTGGTTCTACACTTCTCGATCTTGCTATATCAGGAGGCCGTCTCGAAAGGGGCGGCATTCCTGGTGGCATTATCGTAGAGATATTTGGACCATCCGGTGCAGGAAAATCAGCATTACTCTCAGAACTATCAGCATCTACTCAGTCCCGTGGTGGCAAAGTCAAATTCTTGGATCCAGAGGCACGTCTTGACAAAGCGTACACTGAAATTTATGGTGTAAATATCAAAGAGGACTTTGAATATGCACGTCCCGATACTGTATCCGGTATGTTTGTTGACGAAATATGGAACTGGGATACACCGAATAAAGATGTAATTAACATGATTGCCGCTGACTCACTCGCCGCATTATCTACAAATATGGAGATGGACAATGACGACGGAGATAAAATGGGAATGCGGAGAGCGAAAGAGTTTTCTGAAGGACTGCGTAAAACTTGCCGTCTTATCGCTCAAAACAACTGGCTTATTGCCATGTCTAACCAAATCAGAATGGGAGAAGGTGGGAAAGTCACGACACCCGGAGGACATGGCGTTCCATTTTATGCATCGTTGCGAATGCAGATTAAGCCCGGATACCCTACATCAAAGATTGTCAAGAAGAAGAAGATGGGCAAAACGGAGGTTTCTAAGGTACTGGGAATCTTATCTGAGGTTACTATCGTTAAATCATCAGTCGATGATCCTTGGAGAACAGCACCTCTATCTATCATCTTTGGATATGGCATCGACACCATCCGTGACGAGTTGCAGTATTATAAGGATCTCACAGGGGAGACCACTTATAATTGCTTTGATAAAACGTATGCCGCAATGGACCCAGCTATCGCTTTCATCGAAGATAATGGATTCAAACGGAAACTCCAAGATCGAACAATCGGTCTTTGGAACGAAGTGCAAGACAAATTCAAAACTAACCGCAGAGTAAAGGACAGGAGATAACATGCAAGTTACGCTTATCAAAGTAGAAGGTATTTTGTTCGTTGGACAGACCGAAGAGGGTAGACCCTCACTCATTAAAAACCCCAGAATGGTATTTGCAAATCATGAAACCGGAGAAGTCAGTGTGGCGAAGTGTATTGCTAATCCCAAAGAAATGATGGTACCTACTGCACCGACTTTCGTTTATACCAGCAATGATGCAGAATTTGATAAGTTCTACCTTGATGCTATAGTAGAAGAAGGTGTAATTATAACCCCTCCTGTGAAGAACATCAAAATAGTTAAGTAAAACATATGCATCATTGACATTAAAGCACGGAGAACTCACTCTCCGTGCTTTTAAAGTGAGGTTTTATAATGCTGAATGACGCAACAATCAACAAAGTGATTATCCTTGATTCAAATGCCGTATGTCACAAAGCGAAACACTCAATGGAGAGTTTATCCTATGAGGAAAAGAAAGTAGGTATTATCTTCGGGTACTTTGTTCAGATGTTGAAGTTGGCAAAGGATCACAAATCGAATCAGTTTGCACATACTTGGGACAGTAAAAGTTCCAATCGACTAAAATTGTTTCCTGCTTATAAAGAGAAGCGCAGGATGGGAGTAGATAAGACCGAAGAAGAAATAGAGTACGATGGATTAGCCTATGAGCAGTTTGATATGATACGTGATGAAATCATTCCAGCCATGGGATTTAAAAATAACTTTCACTATCCTGGTTTTGAGGGTGATGATCTGATTGCAAGCATCATCGACAACAGCGGGGAAGAGCAAGAACTTGTTATGGTGACCGGTGATGAAGATATGTTTCAGTGTCTTTGTGATGGTGTTGTAATGCAAAGGAAGAAGGGTGTTTATACTCATAAAGACTTTATGAAAGAGTATGGAATACCTGCTTACAAGTGGGCAGAAGTCAAAGCAATAGCTGGTTGTTCTACTGATGAAGTGCCAGGTATTCGTGGTGTCGGTGAAAAGACAGCCATTAAGTACTTGCTGAACATGTTGAAACCTACTACCAAAGCGTTTACTGATATAACTTCACAAGCAGGAAAAGAAATCATTGCCCGTAATCGCAAGTTGGTCACTTTGCCATTTAAAAACACGCCTGATTTAATCTTGCAGAAAGACACCAAACTATCACTGGATGCTTTCTGTGATGTCTGCAACAAATACTCATTCCAGCACCTTCTTAAAAAGGAGAATCTTTCACAATGGAAACGATACCTAAACTTAAAGTAGCCGCAGTGCCTAGTTTTAGAGATATATGTGGATGCGGACATCCTTCATCAGATCACATGACGAAAACATCCTCTGATTATGTGAACACAGGTAAATGCACTACTGGCACATGCGATTGTGATGGATTTCACCGTCTTGTAGAACAGCCCGCAGTTGTGTCCACGATCACTGTTAATCCTAAATCCGCAAAGATTATTAAATTGATGTTTGATGAACTGGAGAAGGCTGACAAGAAGTATCCTCACGATAAAATGTCACGTAAGGAACTGAAATGCTCCCTCGCCACCGTTAAATGTGAATTTGAAGAATTGAAGCGGGAAACAAAGCGCAAAAAGAGGGATATGAATCTTATGCAGAAAGAGGCTATCCAACTACTTGCAATGGCATTCAAATTCAATCGTGATGTTATCTTTGAGAGGGACTAATGGCGTTTCCACTGGGAAATAAAATGGGTGGCGGTGGTTATCATGCATACATCACCATACCTTTACTGAAAGAAAGAATGCAGGCCTTGAGAATATCCAGAGAAACAATGGAAGCTAGATCAGGTGTGTGCATGACTACTATCCGCAGAGCAAGAGCAGGGTTTCGTATCAGAAAGCATTTAGCCGATTGTATTGTGGAGGTTCTCCGTGGATGAAACACTGGTATACACAATGATGTCTGCTTGACAGTGTATGATTTATGATCTATCATGTACTTACTAAATAACTAGGAGGTACTATGAGAGGTAAGAAAGTATGTAAAATTGAAGGATGTGGTGCTTACTGTTTTGGTAATGGTCTGTGTGGCAAGCATTATAGACAAATGCGGGATTACGGTAAAATATTTGCACGAACTATAAAAGACCCAAATGATTTTATAATAGATGGTTCTATATGCAGAATAGGATGTTATGATTTGAAACATAATTTAAAAGGATATATAATAATAGATGCAGAGGACAGTGAAAAATGTAAACCGTTCAAATGGAATATGGGAACCGGTGGTCCTGTAGCTAAAGGAATAGTTTTGACTAATTTGATAATGAATAATGACCCAACTACAAAATTGGTAGTGGATCACAAAGATAGGAATACTTGGGATAATAGGAAAGACAACCTCAGAATATGTACAGTTAAGGAAAACGCCAGAAATAGGGTTCATCCTAAAAATAAATCAGGTTACCGTGGAGTATCTTGGAGTAATAAAGAAAATAAATGGATTGCCACGATTCAACACGATAGTAAGCAAATGAGATTAGGATGTTTTACCGATATAATCGAAGCGGCAAAAATGTATAATATGATGGCAAAGGAGCTACACGGTGAGTTTGCGGTTCTGAATAAAATTCCACTTATTAGGAGAAGAAATGGTTGACACCTATATGTTAATGACGCCGGAAGATACTTATGATATTACCCTTATATCCACTATAGAAGTCCTCTTGCAAAAGCTACGTGCAAGACAGAAAGACAAGAAACGTCTGTACCGTCTTGAGCAGGTAAACAGCGCACTTGTGACATTTGAAAATATGTATGAGGGGTGCATTCCAGAAGAATATTCTCATAAGGCACAAGCATTCGATGATATAGTAAATTCAGCATTGAGAGACTTGCAAATCATTCGAGGTGATAAGTGATAGTCATAGGAATTGACCAATCAAAACGATCTACTGCGGTGACAGCCCTGGATGAATATGGTGATCTGTTTGGATTCTGTTTGATAAACCCCCCTCTGTACTATGACGGGGAAAAGCTGATAAATTATCAGTGGGAAAAACTGAGTTCATTCTTAGATAGTATGCCCAATGATGAAATAGTCATAGCCCTAGAGGGTGCGGCATTTGCCGCTGGTGGTGCTTCAAGTGATCTTCTGTGGGGTATTCAGTGGTACATCAGAACACGCATACATGTTGAGTTTCCAGGGGTACCGATAGGTATTATAACTCCAGCTACTTGGCGTTCAAAGATTCTCCCTGCATCTGAACAAAGAGAATGGAAAGCGAAGTGCGGGGGCAAGATTGGGCTGAAACACGGAGTAGTTGCAGTTACTCCGGAGTATATCAGATTACGATTTGAAGCATATCTGGAAGGTATCAAAGCAATCATCCTGGTGGCAAAAGGGAAAGAACCCGACAGCAGAAGTAAAGTGTATAAGGAATGCCTGTTCGATCTTTGTGATTCCTGGGGCATTGCTCAACACCGATTGTCACTTACGAAAAAGACAGCAAAGTTTGTTCCTGCACCGGCACCTAAAATGAGTAATATCAAAAGGAGATTCCCTAATGCTCAATGAATTAGAGATAAGGAATTACCAATCTCATAAGCATACTTCTCTTTCATTTCATCCTGGAATGAATGTCATTACCGGAACATCTGATTCCGGTAAATCTGCCATTATGCGCTCCATGCTTTGGGCATTGAAGAACAGACCTGCAGGAGAATCTTTCAAGAACTGGGGTGCGAGCGCAACAGATGTCGTTGATGTGTCCATGGAATTTGATAATGACTATTTTACTAAGTCTCGTATAAAAGGGAAAAATAGTTATGAAACAGAAACGGACACTTATGAAGCACTACGGTCTGATGTACCTGACGCCATAAATGCCATTGCAAACATAACCGACTATAACATTCAGACACAATTTCAACCTTACTTCATGTTGCAAGATTCTGCCGGTGATCGTGCTAAACAGTTAAACACACTTGTTGGTCTGGACATCATTGATTCTCTTTTTAAGAAACTGAATGGTAAGATTCAAGTCACAAAGACTTCGGTCAAAAGTTGTGAGGGATCCATTGTTAAAATCCAGGAACAGATTGACAGTGTTCAAGACCTGACTTCTATCGTGCAAACGACTGACAGAATGACTCTGACTATAGACAGCTATGAGAAAATGAAGGAGAGTGTGCGCTCCTTAAGCGAGAGCATCGGTAAATTAGTTGAGATTGACAGACAAATCACTGAAAAGTCCGAAATCCTAAAATCTGAACGCCCTCACCATCTGTTACAGAACAAAGTAGAATCACACCAGATTGATAAACTTCTTTGTGAAACATTAGCCGGGGATATTAAGAATCTGGTTAATACCAATGATAATTTAGATGATGATGTTGAGTGGTTGCAGATTGAGAAACCATATACCTCTCTTATAAATAAATGTAAAGAACGATCAGATTGGCAGTTTGACCTTAAGGACTTAAATGCAGATGTAAATGTTTTGTTGGATTTAACTAACAAAATTAGAAATGTAGGTACTGATTTAAGTGATATTATAAAGCTGTATACTGACAAACTTGCAGAAGAGAAGGTATGCCCTACATGCATGAGTAAGATAGGTTCTTTAACCTTAGAAAACATAAAAAGGAGTTTGGCATGACAAAGGTAAAAGTAATCAGGAATTTAGATTTACCAACTAAAGCCCCACTATCATTGACTATATCTATTTGGTTGCTTCTGGATAGATTACAAGTAAGTCCTGTATGGATGGGTGTGTACTACACAATATTTACCGTTATATGGATTAGTATAATCACCTCCTTTGTTATGCAGGAATCTGTACCCGTCAAATTTGAGGAGAAATAATGAGCCGACATCTTATCATAGTTAATGGTTATCCTAAGTCCGGCAAAGATGCCTTCGTTGACTACTGTTGCAGTGCGTTGGAAGATACACCGTACTGGACACGCAATGTATCAAGCGTTGATAACGTGAAGAAAGCGGCCTTGTTGTTAGGTTGGGACGGGGCTAAGGATGAATCTGGACGTAACTTCCTTTCAGAACTGAAAGATTTAAGTACCCACACGTATGACGGTCCCATGCAATACATGCGGAGCGTGATTGAGTCTGTTCCAGAAACACACAATTTTGCTCTGTTCTTTCACATCCGAGAACCAGAAGAAATAGCAAAGTTTGTCACTTTGTATCCAAATACTATCACGGTGTGTGTTCACCGAATAGAATCAGAGAAAACATACATGAACACTGGTGACCGGAATGTACTTGCTTATCCATATGATAAGCACATTGAAAACTATACCACTTTACGTGATCTGAAAGAGAAGGCTAACAAATTTGTGGAGGAATTAATATGCGAGTAGTATTGATGGAACACACCCCTAATCCTGAGAAAGTAGTGGCACGTGCTGCCAAACAATGTTACTCTGCAGGATTCGTTGGTGATGATTTTGTTGAAAATGCCGTTCATGATTGTACCGGTGCTGATATTAAACGCATTCGTGACGTATTTGCCAACGGTCACCTGTCCTGCTTTGAACACGCATCATTCACTTTTGCTATTGAAGGTATTTCCAGAGCATGTTCCCACCAGCTTGTTCGTTTCCGTGTCGCTTCATTCAGTCAACAATCACAGCGGTACTGTCAGCTAGGTGAGAACTTTGCTTATGTTATCCCGCCATCCATTCAGAATAACCCAGAAGCGAAAAAACTGTTTGTTCGCACCATGCTTGAATTGAGCAAGACCTATGAAATTCTTATCGCTAATGGAATACCTGCTGAGGATGCAAGGTTTGTCGCACCCAATGCCACAGAAACGAATATCGTAATGACCATGAATGCTAGGGAGTTACTCCACGCATTCAGTCTGCGGTGCTGTACACACGCTCAATGGGAAATTCGTGATATGTTCAATACGATGCTCCCAATGTGTAAAGAAGCGGCACCACTTCTGTTTGAGAATGCGGGTGCGCCTTGTGATGTAAAGGGAACATGTCCTGAAGGTACTCGTTCATGTGGTAAAATTAACAATGCAGTTTAGTATAAGGCATAAGTATCACAAAACTGGATCTGTATTTTCGGAAGAAGATGCCCCTGACTGGTTGACTGGAGTTAATACAGTCAGGGGTTCAACTATGGATTGCAGGTGGTTCTGGACAGACCATGTACTTACTCTTGAAGTAGGAAAGAGTGTTGACACTGATTTTCATACAATAACCAGACTAGTATAAGAGGTGCAACATGGCAGATGATAAAGTGGTCCAATTACCTGGTACACAACAGAAGATTCCATTTGTTCAGTTAGTTAAACAGATGGTTGAAGAACTTCCGGCACAAATTGAGTATTACCGTTGTGTTGCTAAGATCAAGAAGTCATATCAGAAAGACTTGATTGCTGAGGGGTTTACCAAAGATGAAGCATTCACTCTAGTCAGAGATATTTTCACAGGTAAATGAAATACATGTTATTATCATAATAGATATTGAATTTAGTGAGGGTGTTATGAAAATATTATGTGCGGGTGATCAGCACTGGACAACAACTAAACCCAAGAACAGAACTGATGATTACTACAAAACTGTTCTGGATAAACTCCAGCAAGAATGTGAGATTGCTGAGGAGTATTTCTGCAAAGCAATCATCTTCCCTGGTGATCTATTTGATTCGTTCAAAGAGAACCACGCAATAACACAGGACATTATCAATCTGTTCAAAGATGCCCATATACAGATATTCTGCGTTGCAGGCCAACACGACCAGAAGTTTCATAACAATGATCTTCGTGGTACTGCGTTAGGAACACTTATTGCCGCAGGGGTTGTCACACTTCTCAGTAGAAGTCCTTACTTTATAGACAGTGTGGCATTGTACGGTGCTTCTTGGAAAGAAGAGATACCTGAAATTACTGTACCTAATCAAGTAAACATCCTCGTTACCCACAGAATGATTGTAGATGAAAAACTGTGGGCCCAACAAGAAGGACATGCTTGGGCAAACCATTTGCTTATCAAGAATAAGTTTGACCTGATTGTATCTGGTGATAATCACAAAAGATTCTCTGCATCCAAAGGATCACAGCACTTGATTAACTGTGGTGCTATGCTCCGATCATCCATTGCCCAAGTAGAACACAAACCCGCTGTTGCTGTTTATGATACATGTAAAAACTCGTTTGAATGGGTTGAGTTGGTTATCAAACCCATAGATGAAGTAATGTGTATCGAAAAGGCAGAGAAGGAGAAGGAGAAGAATAAACAGCTTGAATCGTTTGTATTGTCTCTGAAAGATGCCGAGTTCGGACCGCACGGAGAAGTGCGTATAAAGCTGGATTTTGTTGATGCTCTGACAAAGTATATCGAAGCAAACGAAGTACCCGATGATGTGGCAGATATAATCTACGAATTACTGGAGAAATAAGATGGCAACTATCCAAGAAGAATTGAATAAACTTGGCAAGGAAATTGAAGCTGCCAAGCGTAGTGTCGCTCAACTTGAGGGACGTAAGTCCGAGATTATGGACGGACTCAAAAAGAACTTCAATGTAGATACCATAAGCGGAGCGGAGTCTCTTCTCAAGACAATGCAGGATAAAGTAACAGCTATGGATGAAGAAATTATGAATGAATTTGAAGCCCTGAAAAGAGACTTCTCATGGTAACTGGAAACTACGGATATGAACTGAATAAGGTCAAGACCAAGATTGACGAACTCCAACTGTATAAGAAGATGAAAACAGAGCAGTTGGAAGAAACAAAACTGGAACTATCCCAGCTAAATAAGACGCTCCTCTCTGCTGAAAAAGCCAGAGCAGTTGTGCAGGCGGTGGCTAATGACGTACAAAAGAGCCTTGAATACCGTATTACCAACATTGTTACTATGGCTCTTGCTTCTGTTTTTCCTGACCCATACGAGTTTAAAGTGGAGTTTGTCACCCGACGGAACCAAACTGAATGTGATATGTACTTTGTCCGTGATGGGAATGAGTGCGACCCAATGGACTCAACTGGGGGCGGGGCCATCGACATTGCATCTTTAGCATTACGTATGGCTATCTGGTCAATAAAGAAAACCAGGGCAATTCAACTTCTTGATGAACCTGCAAAGTTTTTATCAAGAGACTTGCAAGAAAAGTGTTCGGAGATGCTCAAGGAACTGTCGGAGAAGCTCGGCATTCAGATGATAATAATATCTCATATCCCCGAAATGATAAGTGCGGCAGATCGTGTTTTTAACATAGAATTAATCAATGGAGAATCCCATGTTAGAGTCATTTAGCGAGTTGCGACAGAAGAAAGTTGAACTGGAAATGGAACTATCCAATGTTATAACTCGGTCACTGAGGGAGTTCCATAGGGAAACGGGATTTATTCCTACTATCAGTGTGAGCGTAAGAGTGGATGTGTTGCACAACTTTTGCAGTGAACAGTCGGAATACCATCTACGGTGTGTAGAAGTAGAAGCTGACATACGATTATGAGTTGGTACATAGTGACGGCAAATCTGGATAAACCTCACTATACAGCATATAAGGATATAAACTGTAAACACCTATTACGTCTTGGGGATAATAGGTGCAAACTACCCAGACATATAACATTCCGTAAGGAATTAGGAGTTCATTCTCCGTGTTCGTATTGTGCCACAGAAGAGAAACTAGAGTGGTGGAAGAAAGATTCTGTATACTTCACAAATAACCCACATAAACTGTCTGGTTATCATAAGGTGAACAAATGAAATTAATACAGAAAATAGACTTAGTTAGAGGGCAGATGATTCCTGATGCGTTCATTTCTTTCGGTAACCATCATATAGGTGGAAAGTATCTCTGCATTAATTTTCCTCTGTACGTGCTTGATTGGATGTATGACGGTTCAAGTGACTCTTACATATTTGGATGGTACACACCATCTATACGTATTGTTACTGGGCTTCATCAATTTGTTGTTTCCTGGTATTACATGTTCCGAAGTAATTTTATGGGGGAAGAAAAGATTAGGAGAAATTCCCTATACGGGCTGCCCATTTATTGTAAACCTAGGAAAGAAAAATAAATGTTAGACTTCACTCCGGTAATGGATCGTGTATATACGATTCTAAAAGAATTTCCTGACGCCAGAAATGATGATAAGGTACTCAACTGCGAGTTCCTTTTATATTGGCATGGAATACACACATTCAGAGAATGTATCGGAAATCATGCTGTACCACAATGCAAGACCATTGAGCGTTGTCGCAGGGAAGTGCAAAGATACTGTAAGGATGTAGCGGCTGATCCTAAGATAACAGCGTTCCGCAGAAAGAACGAGCGTGACTTTTTTAAGGAATTAAAACGTCAAGGAATCGCTTGGGCCGTGAAAAGAAATCTACAGGTGTTCAAAAAATCTGATAAGATCATATCTAGAAAAGAAAGAACGCTAATTGAAAAAGATTGGAGGAGAGAATATTATGGTCAAGCGCCCAATGAAGTTCCCAAGTGAAAGTATCCCTGATGCAAGACTGGAAGAGATAGAATACCCAGTTGTTGTGTCACCCAAACTGGATGGGTATCGTTGTCTATGTGACGGTGATACTGCATTCTCTTCCTCCCTTAAACCAATCACTAACAGATACATCCAGAAGTGTCTGACAGGTGAGGATTACGAAGGACTTGACGGAGAGCTTATTGTTGGTTCTCCGTTTGCTTTGGATGAAGATGATGATGTTTTCAATCGCACTACTGGTCCTGTCCGCAGAGCAGACGGTGAGCCCGACTTCAAGTATTATGTTTTCGATGATTGGAGATTCCCTCTTGAAAACTATGGTAAGCGTTGGATTAAGCAAGTAGAGGAATGTGACGAAATCCATACTATTCCTTTTGTTGTAGTTATCGAACAACGCCTTTGCCGTAATGCAAAAGAGGTTCTTGCGGCGTTCAAAGAGTTTGAGGATATGGGATATGAAGGTGCAATCATCCGCAGACTTACTGCACCGTACAAAGAAGGACGCTGTACCTATCGTGAAGAGTTTGGTTTCAAGAAAGCGTCATGGGCTTATGATGAAGGTATCATCACAGGATGCTATGAGCAGAATGAGAACCTCAACGAGAAAGTAACCAATGAACTTGGTCTATCTAAACGATCTTCTCACAAAGAGAACAAGAGTGGTAAAGGTACTCTTGGTGGATTTAACCTTAAATCAAAACTGTTTGAGGAAGATTTCTGCTGTGGTACGATCAAAGGTGCTACAATAGCTTGGCGTCAAGACATCTGGGATAAGTGGATTGCAAATCCTGATTCTATTCGTGGATTACCATTTAAGTATAAATATAAAGTTGTAGGTACACTTGAGAAACCACGCCAACCTATCGGTATTGGTTTCAGAGACCCAAATGATATGACAGATTACTGACTCTTTGAGCGTTTGAAACCGTATCACAGACGCTCAAATCCTGCTCTGTAAGCTGTTGCAATGTGTCAGTGCTTGTGCTTGTATGCTTTAAAATTTTAAACTTGGGGGAATCAACGTGATAATTCAAAGGAGATCAGTGAGATATTGTAAAAACCCCAACTGTAACTGCTTACTTCGCCAACGTGAAGGTGAATCAATGGCTAAGTTCATCCTTCGTAAATATTGTACCCCTGAGTGTAGTAAAGGAATGAAAGGGGATAATCGCAATGTTTGTTTCTGTGGTACACCCAGGGACTTGCAACACATACCGTTCTGTAGCTGGGATTGTCGATTGATAGCCATCAAGTGCAAGCGTTGGGGAATTGAACCAGATATGAAAGAGTATGCTAAGAAGGCGCAAGAGTTGTATAATAAGCAGAGGGAAATTGATATAAGGTGCAGACCAGATCAGAATGTTTATTTAGCGTAAAGGTAAAGCCCGATGATTAGATCGGGCTTTCTTTTGGCTTTAATGTTTAGCAGGGTTTCTTTCCGCCTTTTCCGGGCATTGGCTTCCCTTTAGGGGCAGCTGGTTTCTTTGTTGATGCCATGTGATTACTCCTTTCCGACTCCCGTAGAAGTCAAGTTGTTGTACTCAAAAATAGACTGGTTACATTTATCTAAAGCACCTTGGTACAACTGTAAATTTATCAGCATGACCTTTGTGTTCTGTTCGTCCAGCCCGCCCTCTTCATTACTTGATACTTCATACATAGGTGGGTTAGCGACAAGGAACATTGTTGGCTTAACGCACGGTGGGCAAGGGCACCCCGCCACGAATAATGACAGTACGCTTAGGAATAGTAGAAGCCTTAATCGTGCTGATATTAGTGAAGGTCGCATTGTCTATCCTTTTGTTGTTTTTATTTATCTTATCTTGAAATGCTTGGAGTTCTTTGTATTGTGTAACCTGACGGGACAATTCTGCTTTATCTTCCTCTAACCCGTCGATTACTTTAGGGTTATGAATGAAGAACCACCACAACAATAGTATTACAATTAAGATCAGAATGCAATCCCCAACCAGTTTCTTATTCGTCCACAGCAGATTTAACCACACCATTTTTAGCCTCCTGTACAGCTTGGGTTGTTGATGATATTTTGTTGATGCCATAAAATGTAAGCATTGCTAGTAACCAATTTGGTTGCAAGTCTGGTTGTATTCCATTAGTTGAGTGCGCCATGGCATGACCTGAGCAAAATACATTCCAGAGAAAGCAGAGAAAGCAGAGTATCCGTCCTTCTGACCAATCTTTTGTAATATCATCTTTGAACATATTTAGGATTGATAGATTTAATTTCCTCATTTTTCATACTCCTCATTATGTCAACACCATATACGTTCCAATACATGACATTATACCTATGGAGAATATAACGTATATCATCGCTATTAAGATTAGGCGATTTCAAGCCTTCCAGCTTTATATTCGACACGTAAATCCCTCCAACGAGGATCCTCTATATGAGGTGCATCGTACAGTTTCTTGAAGTTACCACCCCAAGTCAATCCTCTCGATTCAGCGATCTTACCATAAATCGCCCAAATTTCTTTAGGAGCAGTCCACCATATCTCACCATCTTCCAAGAGAGGGGCGCAATCGCATGCCAGTTTAAAGTTATGAGGAGAATCCCCACTATCAGCATTAGTGACATGTTCATCAGACTCGTCAATATAACCATCCCCATCGTTGTCCACACCGTCGGATTGCTGGATAAAGAGACCATGTTGCTCCTTCATTGTTCTAGTTGCGGACACTACTGCCCATTCATAACCTGTTGCTTGCATAGCCGCTAAACGTACATCATCTACAACAACGTGGAACATCGGATCAAGTGTGTCAATCTTTTTCGTGGACATAGTACCTCCTATTTAATTTCAACACCATGATTAGTTAGGTGATGATCTTTAATGCGGATTAGTGCTTCGTGATCTTTGAGGCGATCCTCATTGTCCTTCATTCTTTTAAGTTCAAATACATCCAATTCATCTTCGAGGATCTTAATCCATACACGCAATGATTCGATGTCTTTCTGGATTGCTTCTTTAGTCGTTGCAACAAGAGCGTTGCGTTCAAAAACTAGATGCCCTAACTCTTTATTCACGTTCTCCGTGATTTGTTTTATATCATGCTTCATCTCTCCTATGCTTTGTTTGTTCGATGCTATGTCAATGGCATTCTTGCTGAATGCCTCGGCTCCGTCGTCCAGCTGATCTTGTTGCCGCGAATCCGTCAACCGTAGCAGGGTGTATAGGGTCGTTATCATCGCAAGGATTATCCCAGCGGTATATTTTACAAGATTCGTCAGACCCGTTATTATCTCTGGATGATAATCGTTTAGCGGCGGCGGTGGCACGGGCATCTCGGAGCTCCTTTTTATACTTTGCTTTCTTCTTATCTTTTTCGCAATCCCAGTATGCTTTTAAACATAGCATTGTTGCAATAATAAACATTAGAGCTACGATGGTTCTAATAGACCAGATCAATTCTACATAGTCTATAGGAAAATCCTGTGTGCTGTTCATATCAGCCCCTTATGTGGTAATACATCCTAGGAATGGATTATGCTACTTCTCTAAATGGCTATCACAATGATTGGTCTCACCAGTTAAAATCTTGAATAAGAAGTTAATAGGTTTCTCTAACCAAGAGTTTCTTCGCCCAGCCCATGAGCTTACTGTTTCATTTCCCTGCCCCATAGCTACATTACCAAGACGATCATAAGCCAGAACGATTGCTAGTGCCCTCTCAGTATTGAACAGAAGGGACACCACAAACCAGAAATGAACAGCAAGCTCAATTACCAGTATGAGCATGTAGGCTATGAATAAAGCTACTCGGTATATCATGGCACTATTGCATCAGCAATAATTTTAGCATCCCGCTGATCTGCAAAGTAGCGGTATGCAGAGTAAATAGCCACATGAGCCTCAGCAATAATCATCGTTCCGATCACTGAACCATCAACAGGATTGAGTTTGGGTATCTCAAGCATGAAGTCATTAAGTTCAGCAAAGAGGGGAATAGGAAGTTCCTGTCTTATTTGAACTGAACCCGATTCATTCAGAACAACAATCTCTTCACCAAACTCAACGTAGGGTGTAAGAGTTGCGGGGTTGCCAATGTGAATATCGTATGCCCTTTGTTTCGTGATGAATTTGTCCTGCTTGTAGTCTGACATTGTTATCTCCTTACCACCAAGTTATTATAATAGCAGATGGACCACCATCCCCACCAACAGACCTTCTCGTTGACCCCGTAAAAGCACCACCGCCACCGCCACCACCTGAACCAATCCCACCTTTTCCACCGTCTCCAGGAGTCCAAGCGCCTGTGAAAGTTGAAGTGGAACCTCCACCGCCTCCTCCTAAAGAACATAGCATTCCATTAGGTAAACTTATTCCATCCTCTCCATTAGTGCCACTACCTGCCCCCGCTGTACCACCCGCTGATGCAGTTGTAGCACTGGCATTAGACCCCACAACTGGACCTAACGCAGACACAGAACCTCCTGCATTACCTGCTGTATTGGCTGCTACAGCACAACCGCCACCAGATGCACCTGCACAGCCAAAATTGTTAGTAGCCACTTGTGTTATGGATGCCGCACCCCCTGCGGCTGAACCAACAGCACCAACTTGACTCACAAAAACGGTAATAGCACCACCCCTATATGTATAAGGTACAGCGGCGTTACTTATTGCTGTTGCAATTACTCCACCTGTGGCTGATGCACCATTACCTGCTCCCGTTGCACCCCCGCCACCGTTGTAACCGAATCCCAAGCATGAAGCCGCTGAAAGGGTAATAGCTCCATATATAGCGGCACCAGTGGTGTTACCTAATCCAGGTAGTCCGTTAGCCGCTACACCCCCAGCACCACCACCATTCACGTAGAAAAATAACTGGTCTGGTAAAAATGCGGCTGGTATTAGCATCATAGTACCGCTACCAGAAGCTCCACCACCGCCACCACCAGAGTTTGTAACCAGACCAACAGAACTACCTGCACCCCCTCCGCCGCCACCACCTAGAGTTAGAATGTGAACCATGGTTGCATTTCTAGGTTTAGTCCATACTTGCAAAGCGGCGGCACCTGCAGAACCACTCCCTAGAGCAACGAACTGATCCCAAGGTTTTACAATGGCTGTATTTAACGCATGACGCATTAGTATATACCTCCAATGGCGCATACGTTCCAACCTGCGGCGGCTATAGCACCTAGCCCAACATATACTTCATATCCAGGAGGTAGTGCAATGTTCATCATGTAATCAATATCCGGTGTTGCCGCCGTTGCAATGATAGTTGTACCTGGTAACGTAACCTCACCATATAACTGCATATTTCCAATAGCAGGATCTTTGTACTTGCCTAATTGCCAGTTAGTCGTAAGCTGAAAAGATGTTGCGGGTGCATTGATTTCAAAGAATCGTAATTGAGCACCAGTAGCATCAGCAACATAAAGCTCATAGGATACAGCACCAACTACCGCTGTCCAGTTGAAGGTGACGGTGTTTGTTGCAAGACCGTTAGCAGGGACAACCTGTGAAACCTCTGTACTTATCAACGAACGGGAACCACCTGGACCAATGGCAACAAGTTTTGCATAGTAAGTTCCTGGGGTTAAAGCTCCGGTTGTCGTAGTAGTTGATGAAGCACCCATAGTAGGTGCAGATGCTCCGAACTGTGTATTGATTCCGCCAGAGTTAATGTAAATCCTTGCTACTGTTTGGGAATTAGTACCAATAGCCTTGAAGCGCAATCGCTCAATAAACGCACCATTAGTATCCCCACCCGCAAAGACTTCTTTGGTGTTGACTGTGGTGCCTGTGTAATCATTGGCAGCGGTTTTAAGCTGAACGCCCTCACCTATTAATCCGTAAGCTGTAAAAATTGGTGCTGTATTAGCTGGCATGTTATCTCCTTAAAATCGTACTAATCCCATATTCATTGCAACAGATAATCCTAACGAACTGCCACCCCCTCCCCCTAAAGAAGCTAAGGCCCCATCATATTTGAATCCTACACTGCTCCCAGCAAAACATACGGGAGTAGATGTCTTAGGATCTGTTGAAAACTCTACCCAGCTATAGGCTTCACCATTCTGTCCTAGTGCGAATGCGTCAAATATAGTGTATGTATCAGGGGATGGTGTTTTCCACCCTGTCCCCTTATCTCCTATATTTGTACCATATATATAAAGTGTTCCCCCGACTACCCCTTGTATTGCTTCTATACGCAAACGTCTGTTTATCATACTCCAGGGGGATACGTCAATGTATGCATCGGATTCCATATTAAATTTGATAACATCATAATCATCACTATATGATACTCGGTACTGTTCAGGAACATATTCTTGGGATGGCCCAAGTAATGCACCGTTATTTGCAGATATTATTCCTTGTATATTCCCATTAGTTTCATCACTACCTATCATTATAATATAAAAACCATCTGGGGGCAATACAGTGGCTAAAGTAACAGCATCAGCGTGAGTAGCGGCATAATGGGTCACTTGTGCATTATAAACAATCGCTGGTATGGCTCTTGAGTATGCTCGGGAATCCAAAGTTATTTGCATACCTATTTTGTCAGTAGTTATACCTTTTACTTTAAAGAAGTTTCCTAACTCAAAGGTCGTATTTGTCCCTACTGGAAGGACGGCAACATAATTACCTCTATAGTAACACGTACTATCCGAAGCTCCTAGAGGACCAGTGTTTATTCCTATAAAGGCTCTATCGTCTATCGTATCACGCAACTCATATTTAGAGTTAGGTTGTATCCTTTGTTTCTGCGGGGAACCTAATCGTAGTCCTATACAATCTTCTGTTACTAATTCTCCGCCAGCATAAGTTCCTGGAACATAACCAAGTCCTATTTGTAAACCATTGACTGGCTGTGCCGTCATAAATATGATACTTCCATCTAGTACCACATTCGTGCAATTATCAACAGTGTTCAGTGAGTAAAAAGTACCCCCAAGGTTTGAAGTAAAATTAGTAAAAGTTGTAAGTACCACAGTATTAGAACACTCACCTATAACTAACTGTTCCGTATTACCTAGAATAATCAAAGCATCACAAGCGGCACCTGTCCACACTTTCTGAACAGTACCACCAAACACCAATGGGAGTGTATTATTATTTTGATTAGCAATGGTTATGTTCTTAATGGAGATTGTTCCTAATAGTTCATGCAAGAACATCGGAACCATTTTAGAATCTGTATATGTGCAAGAGTACCCTGGGGGCATATTTACATTAGGTGCCACCCAGTACATTTGGGTTGTCTCTTCTTTAAACACCCTTGTGTAATAGTTACGGAAATCATCATAGGCAATAATGTTAAACATAGGATCTTGCCTATATGTGATCTTACCTTTAGTGTATGCAGACACACCGTTATATCGCTCAACTGATTCAATCCTATAATTTATCACATCATTTGGGTGAAGTTCAGACTCTGCCTCTTCTCCAATATAATCTGTAGTCATAGCAGTGACAATTAAAGGTTCATTTCTTCCTGTCCAGTTAATTGTGTGAGCACCACCTGCATCACCGACATAAGTAGTTGCAAAGTCTGTTATTCTATATCGTTGACCTATCTCAAGAGTTCCAGAAACAAAATTGCTTATTACACCTTGAGCGCCACTTGATACCCATCCACTCACACTTGAAAAGTGCAAACCTACGAAGCCTGTGAAGCCTGTTATGTTTTCACCAATGATGTCAGTGATAGTGAATGTACCATTATTGTTAGTGCCGGTGAAAGTAACAGAATCCCCAATATTATAAGGGTTCGGATTATCAATGAAAACGCTGTCAAATATAGTACCATAACGCTTTGCAAATCCAAGTATGCTTCGTTTAGCTCCTGTGGAGTGCATGGCTTTGAGTTCGGAATAAGTCACATCCGTTATAGTTGTTGGTCCACTGCCCCCACCGCCGGCTACTGAATCTACATACTGCTTTGTAGCGGCATGTAGATTTGCAGTAGGATTTGACGGTAATATTATAGGAGTTAAACTCTTCATAATTTATCCTTATGCCATCACAACTACACGATACTGACCTGCTGTTGGGGCGACCGAGAAGTTCAGAGTTAATTGATTGACTGTATTAAGAACACAGTCAACGGCTACTTCTGCCCACGGAGTTGCGGTCTCATAAATCTTATATGTCAAATCTCTGGTATTCAAACTATGAGTTACCGGAATTGATGTAGTAGCACCATCTCCGATTGTAGCAGAGTATTTGACAACTGTACCAGTGTTTGTAGTTGCATTCGGGGTAATAGATAATGCTGTTTGCATCTCAGCAACGGTTAGTGCTTTTGCATCCGCTAACGCACCTGTATTATTACCTACAAATGTGTTCGCCGCTAACTGCTGAAATTTTGCAAAAGTTACCGCATGTGATGCGATAGTTAATGCCGATGAACCTGTAACATCACCAGTATGGTTAGCGTTCTGATTCTGCAATGAGGCAATCGTCACACCACCATCTTTCAGCAGTTTACCTGTGGTACCGTTGTACACTGCAATGTAGTCCGTAGCACCAACAGAAGTCGGTCCAAGAACTACACCAGATAGATTACGCTCAATACTGTTCCATTGTGCGCCTACTGTGGCTTGATTACCAGATGCCGTACTATCCGTCTTACACATCAACATGTCGCCGGCGTCAACAGCTAGACCACCTGCACCACCTATAAGACCAGCTACTGATACGACATACATATCACCAGCGCTGGCTGCGGGGTAGTTGGGGTTTGCAGAGCAGTCCAGTACCCCCTTATAAACCAATGCGTTGGCTGCGGCAATTAATGTATCTGCATACACCTTAACTGCGTTCTGTGTTGGGACAAGAACGTCACTTGTCCCTAATGCGGTGTTAGTTGAAAGATAGGAAGCTGGCATTGCTCCGATATCGGAAAGAACAGTAGCATGAGGTACACTGGTGATACCTGTTGATGTCCATTTTGCATATAGACCAGATGTTGCTGTTCCGTTGACTTGGACAGCATTCGTAGTGAGTATACCAAACGTCAAAGCAGACTGTTTCGTATCAGCATAAGTCTTAGTCGCTTTCGCAGATGGTACCGTATCGTCCGATGCACTGACCGATGTTAAATCATTATCAATCAGCAGTGTTGTGACATCTCCCGCAACACGACCGACAATGCTATTCACTGGGATCGTCAAGGCATTAGGAACACCAGTAGTTGCCGCGGCAAACAAAATGGACTGGGGCGTGTACAAAGCCTTCATTACTGCGGTGGATAAATCAGGAGCACCGCCCGACCCAGCCCATAGTGTACCGTTCCAACAATAAAATGTTTTGTCAGAAGTGTTGAAATATATCTGGCCCTCACCAGGTGTGCCTGGTGCTGATGCACTTCCGTGAACAACTGCATTCTTTAACTGATTTTTATTGAGGTCTATCTCTGTTAAAAATTTCATTGGTTACTCCTTATGATAAATATGCCATACCTGTAATAGATGCAGAGAACACAATAGTTAATTGGTTAGCTGAATTATATGTGATGTCCCCTATTGTTTGTTGCTGAACTGAATCAATCACAATGACATTAGGATACTTGTTCATGTTATGGGTGATAACCCACGTATTTGTCAGCACCACTTGAGTGTGATCGTATCTATCTAAAGAAGTCCAATTTGTATCAAGGATACCGCCAACAAGCTGGTAGTTCTTAGCATCTGCATTGCAATACACAGTCATACCTTCTCTGCGTCTTGCCGCTGGTATAGCATTTCGTGCTGTAGTGTCTGCAACTTCCCTATGACCGCCTTTTCCATAAATAGAATCATGGGTAGCATAAGTATCAGCAGTATCAGTAGGAGCAACAAATCCTGTTATAGTAACGCTTCCTGGAATAGAAGCCATAAAATCTCCTAGCTAGCCGTTATAGTAACAGCACCAGCTAAAGTGTTCGTTGTTCTATGAACATTATAGTTTGTGGTTACGCCGTTAACATTGGTAACACTCACAGTATACGGAGCTTCCATCGCAACATTTTGATTACCACCATCTTTGAAAGTAGTTGCTGTTCCAAGAGTAGATGGATAACAGATGTATTTATATCCACCCCCGAGCATCGTATAAACAGCACCAAATCCGGTTTGTAAATTACCCACTCGCAATGCTTCTATATCTACTTCTGTCAGTGCTGTCAGTGCGGATTCACCAGAGTATACTTTCCATCTCCATGTGACTGTTAAAGTGGAAGAGAAAGTCACGGCATTTGTATTGGTTCCTGTGACACTCCATTGATGCGTAGTTGCCGTATTCTTTACAACAGATCCTATATTTTGAACGGATGAACCAGTGTTACCTAAACCTGTTGCAAGATTGACTGCATTAGTTACATCACGAATCTGTATTGTGTTTGCGGTTATATTTCCACTATTTGTAGTGCCCCACGTGAAAGTTTTACTACCTGATAGTGTAGTACCTACTTCAACGGTAGCAACATATCCTGTGTATGTGAAAGAGGAGAATGCTGGATTTTGATACGGATAAAGTAATGCATCGAACATCTGGGCAATGGTTTTAGCGACAAATGTAGAACCTGCGGCTATACCACCAAAGACACCTGCTGTTGGTGTGGCGTTTGAATATGTGGGAGCTGGGGTAACAATGGATGATACAGGTAACTGAACAGACACACCATTTTGAACGGCATACACTACCTCTGTACCTGTCAATGTACCAGCTAATGGTTTTTGAGATAGTTTTTGATCGCCCATTTTCTACTCCAACACTAGGTATGTACCATCTTCACAAAGCAGAAACGAATTATCTTCACAAAGAAGGATGAACCAATTCCTTATATCACTGATGAACTGTGTTACTATTTCAGAGTAGACAGCCCCAAATTGCGCTATCACAGAGTAAAGGGAACCCGCAAATGACGCTGTTGAAAGAGAAATGCTACTACTGATATGCTCAGAATTTTTTGAAGCAGGCACCGAGCTTTCTGCTTGCTCACTTATTCTGATCTGTCCTTCATTTATCACCTTGTCACCTGCATAACCATTGTAACAGCACCGCTGAACGGCATAAATACGAATCCAGTAGTATCTTCAATCTCTACATCGTAGACATATGGACCTTTACCGATTGTATCGGTAGTTGCTGCCTCAAGAATAAGTAAAGCGTAGCACTTACCTACAGCATCAGTCTGCAATGCGGCTATTTGTGCTGTAGTTAAATGGCATCTTCCTGCCGTCATTGCGGCTAGAACACCAGTATTATTTAGAATGGAAACTGTGAATGATGTAATGACATCAGCAGAGGATGTTTTCTTACGAATCTTGCCACGTACACCGGCTGTTCCACCAGTGTATGTAGTCATATTCAAAGGTAGTCCGTTGACATCCTTTACTAGGATTAACCACTCAAACGTGGAACCTTGAATAATTTCTATATCTTGAATCGTCACGGCGTCCTCCCAGATGTGTCACATTACGATAATTTTCATTTTAGTGCAAGAGTGAATATTGGTTTACATAGTAGGCCATTCCATTAGAATAACCCACCTACATGTTTTGGCGTACCTAGAATGAATGAGAATGTAGTGGGCGGCGCCGGAAGTAGATTTACATTTATCCACTCATACTGATCTGTTCTGACTGTGACCATACCATCGTCAGTGGGCTTTGAATTAAGAACTCCTAGAAAACCCTCAATGTTGGGGCTTGCTGGGTTAGTCTCTATAGGTCTAGGAAATGAAGTACCTGGACTTGCAAGAGTGTTCAGAGCAACTACTTCTTGGGCCGCCATCTGTAATGCGGGTTTCCAATCATAGTAGTCCACACCGTTAGTAGTTGTTTTTACTGCATTCGCTTTATTCAATTCTATTACAAGGGTGGCCATACTGTCTCCTATTTGGTTTTAAGTTTGAGTTGGATGTCACTTAATCCTTCACCATATATTGATACATTTTTTAAGAACCCAGACATATTATCACTACTAGGTGCGTTATACCAAGTGCTACCAAATTGAAAGAACTGAGCTTGGGCGCCTATAGTGTAGGATCTATCAGTTGTTCCTAATGTACCTTTAGACACCATATTACAATTATTGGTGAAACATCTAATACCCACTTTGACTTTTTCTATAAATGTTGTTGATGGGGCGGTGGGGGTTATCTCTGTTAGGTTTTCCCCGTACTGAGAAGCAACCGTATAATAGGCACCATTCTTATTGTAAATATTTATGGAATATTCATCCGCAGTGTTATTCGTAGTTGAATCAGATATATTAACCGCTATTTGTTGTATGTAGTTTGACTTTATTTGGCTGACTTCCATAAGAATTGAAAACCTATCCGCAATAATCACGTTATTATCATACAGAGACAAGCGGGAAGCCCCCCTCGTCATAGTAGTTGCCTTTGTGGGTATATAAGATGTGGCTATGGGGGATTCCTCAACTTGAATACCCCACACACTATATTCCCCGCCATAACTATATCCTGTAAATACAACCGTTGATGCAACTGGTTCACTTGTTCCTATTATACTTTGACTTGCCAAAAACACTCTGTACCAACCGTTACCTACAGGTAACATCTCTCCATAATGTAGACCTACGCCCCCAGCACCCACTGCTGTTATTACGGTACCCGCTAATGGATTCATCTGGATGTACATGTAGTCAGAGAAATCACTATTCCATTTGAAATATGCAGTTATATTTGTAGCCGACAATGATTTAATATAAAAGGATAATGCTACCGTAGAATTATGAGCGGTATTCATTGTCTGTGTAAGGTCTGACCCTGCACTAATTACACAGGCATTCTGTGTACCATCTGGAGATGTAATGAGAGAATGGGTAGTCACGCCTCTGGATATAATCCATGGGGTGTTGTACATATTCTCACTATATTTACAAATGTTAGTGGATGCTGGTTCTAATTGTATACCTAGACCATCATATATTCTATCTCTTCGTATATCACCCAAAGCGTAATCCCTGAAACTACTAATAGGAGCGCCATATGTAGGAACATACTCGCTTGTTACAGTACCATACTCTATTTGAGGACAACATAGAAACATAATGGAGTGGGTCGTATTTAGTACCTCTACACTAACTTGAGTAAGAGTATTTGCCAGATCAGTATTTTGTCCTGAGAATGATATTCTCCACCATCCATTATCGCATAGAACAGCAACGAGGGAGGTAGCCGCTGAAAAAGAACCATTGGTTAAGTGAGAGGAAGCTATGGCACCAGATAGGCAGTTAAACTTTACCCCACTCTTTTGATACACACCACCGGTATGCCACGTAATGTAGAATGATAATTCAGTTACTTCTGTGGATTGAACGTAAACAGATGCATTATGACGGACATCCATTCTAAATCCAGAGTATGCCGCACTATACAAATAGTTCGATGTAGTAGATGATTGCATCTTATAGGACACTTGATTTATAGGAGATGGAATACTAACAGAAGTTACGGTACCCCCAAATATTGTCCACGAAGCAATGTCCTCTGCATTAGGAATTAAGTTCATTGCAAGTCTAGTACCTTCAAAACCAGGGACATTATCCGGTATGGTTATTATTTTACCACTATAGTCACGAATAGTCTGACTTCCAGTTCTGGAGAATGACAAAGGGTTGCCACCATATGAAGTATACATATCCGAGTTTAAATCAAAGTGGTACATTAATCCATCATACTCGTATCTATTTATGATAGGATTGGGTATTTCAACTAACTCCATAGGCATTGAAGTTACATCAATATATGGATAAGATAGCGGTGATATTGACTTCATCTTTGCATGATATGATTCTAAGCACATATCCTCAGGTGATGCCTTTGTGTCAAATACAAACATCAAATCACCATGAGTGGATAGTTCCTTCTGCATCAGCATCATTTGCCGTTTTTCTAATACATTCAAATTACCATAAGATATAGCCGTTGATCGTTTTGCTGTCTTTTCTGTACTCCACTCTACCCCACCGAAAGACTCGACTACAATATCCCTGGGAACAAACTGAAAACTAGGATCCCAAGCAATGTTGATGTTTGTCTCTAATCCACCACCAATCCATATTTTATAAATTTCAACATACCCATTTGGATTACCTGGATCTTCAATGAACACGTCCCAACACCTTGCATAAACATCATATGGAGTTACATGTATCCATGTGTTAGGGCATATACTTGCCTGCTTCATATTAAATTCTTGAGGTACTGCTTGTATCTGACCTGAATCGTATATAGAATAATTCTGATTTGTACTGGGATAAGCAATGACTCTGATAGTGGCAAATAGGGATAGGTTATGACCTATAATAGAAATGCATCTAACTGGTGCTGCCTTTAGTAAACTATTCACATTATTTGCTATATCACCAACGCGGAACTGAGTGCTGGTAACGAGGGCGTCTGTTGATCTTGCTGGAGGATTGTTATTCTCTTGCATCCAATCAATGTTATTCCAAGACCCACCAGATAATGCTGTATTTGCCGCTAAATTAGGATATGATAAAAGAACTCCCATACTACCCCCATACCGTAAATGTTACTTCATCACTACTAAAATCAAAACTTATTCCAATTAAGGTGTAGTTCTTGGTCATGTAAAATCTATTGAAGTTAATGTAAATTACATCTTTTCCCATAGTAGGAAATAATGAACCTAATGCACTTCTATGTGCCCTTACTGTGTATGTATTTGAATTGCTTCTTAAGGTTAATTGCCGTGTTGCCTCTAATTCAGCAGAAGTTCCATCTACAAAACAAGAGTCAAAAGTTAATGCTGGTGCCATTGGATGCATTATCTGAACAGTAGGAGATGTCTTTACGGCTGTTTGATACTCCATGCCCAATAAAGCTATGATAGCTAAATCCGGAGTTGTTCGGAACGACCTACTTCCATAAGGACCGTAACTGGACATGATTAGACCGAATGGTCCACCACTAAACATGTAATTTGAATTATAATTAGTTAGGGTTATAAACTCCCATGATACACCGTCGGATGAAATTGCATATGTCTTACTTGGATTAGTTGTAGCCATGGCATAAAAAGTGCCATCATAAAAATACATTCTTGTGTAAGTATTTAATGAACTAACGGTAGTAGAAGTCCATGTTAATCCATTGTCTTTTGATATGGCAATAGTACCACTAGATTCATGGGCAATGAACATTCCATTACCGTAGCAAACCGATACCCATGAAGTTCCTGTTGGCAATGTTCTAATAGACCACGTTGCTCCATAGTTACTGGAATATGCATATCTATTAGTACCTGTTTCAAGAATGATAGCGTATGTGCCTTCATTATGTGCAATCTTAGACCAGTTACCACTTGATGTGGTTGTATTCCATGAAGTGTATGTTCCTGTACCAGAAAAATACAAATTAGATGTGCCTGGGGCAGAGGCAATGAAATACATACCATTAAATACTAAATTATCCCACACAAACGAACCTGGTAATGCAGTAACTACCCAAGACACTCCGTTGTTGATTGAATATGCCACACTATTTGTGTTTATAATGACAAATCTATCTCCGCCATAAGCGATAGCTCTAGGAGTAAAAGGAGCCGCGGTAGATAGTAATGTAAGGCCACCATCAACTACAGAAGAGTAAACGGTCGTGCCTGTAATGAGCATAAACATACCATTACCATACACCCCTATGTAAGTACCATATGCATCAAAGTTTTTTTCCTCCATACCCACGGCACCTAAAGTAGAAGGATCTTGTTTTGTATAGTTACGGGAATGATTTATAGTGACACTCCAGCAAGGAAGTCCCCTGCCCTCATCATTATTTACTACTTTTTGAACATCCAGGATACTGTTAGCGTTTAAAGAAATGTACGGAGTATCGGCACTGACATCCTTCAATATGCCCAGTCTATAATTACCCACTAGAGGATTGACGCCCCACCAACCACCGATACTGCTCATTAATTTATCTACCGCAGTTTTAATCGTCATATCCTCAGTTACATATAAACCAACAGTAGCTCCGTTATCTGTACCTAACTGAGTTAAATCAGTTCCACTTATGGACGCTCCTACAATGTTCGACAAAATTTCGTATACACAGTCTGCGGTTCCTGTGTATGTGCCAGTACCATTGCTAGTTACATCCATAGTGACTACACCAATAGGTGTGTTAGATAGACGAACATAGTTTGCTGTGTAATTATAATATCCAGGTACTGGCTCTTTTGACATGAGTTCCGTCATATTTACAGACTCACCTTGTAATATAGGCACCCCTTTATCTTTCACACTATTAATCACGGCACCTGCATTTATACCAATCCCAGTATTTTGGGCAAACTCATAAATGAGTTTAGACTTATTTACAAGAATGGGCGTGATATTTTTACATGTACCGTATATTAATGGTTTATTCTTCCCTTTTAACTCTATAGAACCTTCTAATCCATCTGGTTCTGCATTATTACCCAGATACTTCTGAGTTTGTAAAGGAACATCTGTTTTAAATTGAGGATCTTTAATCCTTATTTCTACCTCAGTATTTGAAAATACAGGTAATTCCATAACGAACTGTAGTGTCCATTTAGTCCCGGTAACAACATCCCATTCCTGTATAGTAACAGTCTGCCCATCTATACCATATCCAAGAAGATAATCCAGTTGTCCATCTGGATTAGTGAGTGTGATACTTCCATATCCTATTTTTGATTGTCCTGAGGTTCTACCACCGTCAAACAATGCGTTTGTCATTATACCAGGGTGTTTGAGTCTGGCTTGAAACCATTCACCACCCCAATACACCCCAGAACCGGAGAAGTGTCTATATGACACTTCCCCTATGTAATTCAATAATGTCATTGTTACAAGAAAGTCATTTATCATTGGTTAGCTACCTGTCTCGCTTTTTGTTCCATAGTAGCAAGTCTGGATTCTTGTTTTTCGTTTATCTCAATCAACCTGTTGAAGCCTGCTTGCAATACTCTCACATTAGCAGCCAACTGTCGATTAGTTTCCTTTTGCTCTGCAAGGGATTCTTTATTATCTGCTGAACCTGTAGTTGGAATACCATATTTTCTGAGAACATCCGAAGAGGCTCTATCCATGATAATCTCGCCTTGATGAATCTGAGCAGTCATATCGTAAGGTACAGATGCTGTTCCTGTTGCGAAAGCCGGTAAAGGAAGCCCATCTTTTCCTTTAAAGCTAGAGTATTTGTAACTCCCTTGAGATATACCCCACCAATTCATAAAATCTGTAAAATCTATTTTACCATCACTATTTAAATCGTACCTTAAATCAGCAGGAATAAATCCTTGTTGCATTAAGCTGACTTTATCAAGTATACCACTCAATAAGGAAGAAACCATTGTAGTACCAAAAGTATATGAATGCTGTGGATTATTACCTGTCCCCGCTAATACTTGCATTCGTGAATCTGTATCTGAGGTAGAAGGTGCTGTAGTAACTCCAGATAGTCCGGTTAATCCATTGGTTTGTCCTTTAGCTATTGTGCTATTTAGAGTTGCAACAGCGGCATCTGATTTTGTTTTGTAATCAGCTACAGAAAGTGTACCGGTTTTATACTGATCCAATAAAGAAGATACAGTGGTTTGTGCTATAGTTTTTTGTGAGGTATAATCACTCACAATAGCTAAAGCATTTACAAAATTTAAAAGTCCGTCTTTGGTAGCTTTTGCTGATGCCGTTAATGCCTCATTAAACTTTATAAGGTTAGCTGATACAGAATCAGTAGGGTTATTCAAACCGTTACTTAATGCAGTAGTTACTAAACCTAATTGAGTTTCAATGGCTTTCTTACCATCTGCACCAGATATTGTTCCATTTACTACATCCTGAATTGTTTTCTGTTCCTTAGTAATAGCTATCTTTGCATCTGCGGCACTGATAGTTCCATCAATAACACCCTGGATAAGTTTCTTCTCTATATCAATGGCACTCTTTGCGGTAGCAGAATCTATGGATCCGTTTACTGCCGCCTGGACAATCTTCTTCTCACCATCTATGTAATATTTAGCTGTTTCCGCATCAATCGAATTATCCAAAGCTAACTGAATAATATTTCTCTCTGTTGCTATGGCACTTACCGCTGTAGAAGAATCAATGATACGGTTCAAGTTTGCACTGATAATACTCTTCTCATTGGCTATGGCGCTTGTTGCAGTAGCGGAGTCAATGGAACCATTTAAAGCGTTCTGAATAATATTTGCATTCTGGGCTATGTACGTGGATGCAAGAGTGCCGTTTATTGTACCATCTAAAGCCCCCTGAACCACTGTGTATGTAGTCTTTATAGAATCATTGGCAGAAGCTGAACTTATGGTGTTATCAAAGGCTAACTGCAATGCACCTATACTTGATTTCACTGCCTCTGCGGCGACACCAGTTAATTTAGGATCTTTCAAAGCATCCTGTAAATTAGTTATCTGTAGCTTGATTGCATCAGGAGTTGTACTAGGTGTGATGGGTGTATTTGTTACATCTATCAATGCTTTTATGGATAATCCCAATGCCGAAGCGGCTGAACCTGTATCTATCTGCATTGCTTCCCATGTAACAGACAGTTGTTTCAACATAGCCTGATCACCAGAAGTAATAGCCTTAGATATTTCATCCAACAAAACAAGCTGTTTATCTACAGCAGATAAATCACCAGTGGTGTTACTGAACTGATCTAACTTGGCTATACCTGCGGCATAGTCCTTCTGATATGTTAGACTACTGGCATTATATGTCTTTGATGCCGTTATCAAGGCGTTGACACGTTCTACAACATTGGTCTTATCCGCAGTATCCATATTTGCTTTTGCGGTCTTGTACGCTGATTCGGTACTTGCTCCTGTTGCGGCTCCTGTCAATAATGTTTTCTTTGCATTCAATATGCTCTGAGTGAAACTTATTGAGTCGGTGAGTGCCGTTTTGCTCGCATCCAGTATCTTCTGCATTGCTTCTGAGACAGTAGAAGATGCCGTTTTCATTGCATCCGCCATTTCAAGCTCTTGAGCGATCTTCAAAGAAGTAATATCAAGACCAGCGGCGATTGCATCCTTCATTTCCGTTTGTTGTGTGATCTGCAAATCAATCACACTAGATAGATTCTTATATGCAGGATTAAGTTTTAAAATCCGCACTTGATAATCCATAGTCGATTGAGAAACCGCTTTCATCTGCTTTGTTACTTCTGCAAATGCTGGTCCTAATTCAATCAGTGTGGCAACAAGTTCTGGATTCGTCACTGTGTTGACAAGATTCCTGAACTCCTCATTAGTAGTTGGCATAATAAGGTTTGCATCTTCATACGTGTTATTTATCATCATCCATGTAACACGGACTTTATCCATTGATACTTTTGCTTTCAGAACCTGCTTCTCTGGGTCTGTAAACATTGCAGTAGAATAAGCATCCATTGCTTTATTGAATTTATCAGTACCGCCGAATAACTGTTCCATCTTATATGCGGCATTAGCACCTTCTATACCAGTAAGTGTCATTGCTTTACCAATAAGATCATACTGACTCGTTACGTTGGCAATGGAGTCACTTAATCGGTTATACACTGCTGTTGCTGTCTCCGAAGAGTTTATTGCATAAGCGGCTATATTTGGAATAGCATCTGTGATGATTCTATTGGACATATCATTGAATGCATTTTCAATGTCCTTTGTGATATCTTCTATGGAACGCCCGGCTGTGTTTATCTTACCTGATGTATATGTGGAGTTCTTTGTCGCATTGTCAATTTGACTACCCACACCTAACATAGTACCACGCTGATTTAATCCAGCGGACATATTTCCATAATAACTATTTAAACTGTTTGTGAATGGATCAGAGGATTTAGACCAATCAGTTCTACTTTTATCAGAACTAAACCAACCGCCTTTCTTTTTCATGTCTACAAAATCTTGACTGGATATCTTACCATCTTTTAAGCCCATCTGAATACCTGAGTTCTCTCTAGTCCAACTACCAGAACCAAACATTGATTGACCTAAACTATAAATAGCACCAACTACCGTACCAACTATTGCACCACCTATTGCGCCAGCTATTCCCCCACCAGCTCCCCAAGCGGCACCTATGGCAGCACCTTTTAACATGTTACCACCGTAGTTTACATCATTAACGGCAGTATTTTTTTGTGCAAACCTATTAGGGGCATCAATGGCTAGATTAGATCCAGCACCCCCTGATTTGAATGAATCTGCTATCGTGAACAATGAATCAGATACGGACAGCATGGCGTGTGCGGCATTACCCATTGCGTCAGCTATCCGATTTAACTGAGAAGATGTTTGCTGATTGGCAATGCTTGTGTACGCAGATCCTGTGGATGTTCCTATATTATCTACTGGATTACTTCCAGAACTTGAACCAGCGCCTCCTGCTTGAAAAGAACCTGACGGTGCTTTAACTCCACTTCCACTATCCCCGAAAGAAGTGGATGCAATGAGTGCTATTTGAACAGCACCAAGTGCGGCTGCGGCTGCGGCCATAGCCCATCCAGCTGGACCAGGTATGGTTAATTGTGCCATAACCGCAGATGCCGTACTCATAATCGTGGCACCTATTTGCAGTGCCTTTGCAGTCTCAAATCCACTTCTACTGGTTTTATCTTGCATATTTGCTACATCCATAAGGGAGTTACCTATGAATGCGGCAGAATCACCAGCGAGTTTCATCTTACCTTGTTCCATACCAGTATACTGATTCTTTGTCTTGTCGGTGTAATCCGCTTGTGCCATAGCGGATAATTTGGCAAAACTTGTGATCTTCGGGAATACCTGACCTGCTTGTGTCACTAAACGATCATACCCTGCTTTCTCTTGATCTTTCTGCAACTTGTTTATAGCCATTTCTTTATCTTTACCAGCTACCATTGTTTTCAATCGTAATTCCGATAGCTGTATTTCATACTCTGACCACTTACTTAAATTAGCCGCGGATGCTTGTTGCTTCTCAAGGATAGCGGCCTTCTCAAGTTCAATCATCCTTAGCTTTTCTTCGTGGGCTTCTTTTATGATGGCCATTTCATTTGCAACAGGGTTAATGACTTCACCTGTAACAGCAGATGTACCTACCTTCTTTGCTTCATCAGTTAACCTTGTATTCTGCATTGTTGCTGTGGCAGTCTGCAAAGCAATGACTTCTTCCCTCTCTTTGCGTAAGGCTTTAACCTTTTCCCTACTCAGAGTATCTTGGCGTCTACCTTCGTCGGCTCTGAATTTAGCAAGGATGGTTTCTGCCGCTAATAGTTCGGCAGAGGACTCCAGAATAGCCCCTTGGGATCCTTTCCCCTGAGCAAACTTGTCTACTTCTGTTTTAGCCGCTTCTTTCTTTTTATTTATTATTTGTTCCAGTATTACTATCTCTTTATCTGCTTCCTGTTTAGAATAAGATAGGAGAGAATCATACATACTCGCAGTGGTTATTTTTTGATCTTCATGGGCAATCTGTAATTGGGCTTTTTTCTCCGCCATTTGTGCTTTGAATATAGTAAGTTCCGAAGAACCTTTCTCTTTATCGAATATGCCTTGGCCTCTCTTTGTATCTGCTTCGGTCTTGTTCTTTATGACCTCTTCTGCTTGACGCTTATAACGAGCCCGCATCATTTCAGCGTCAGCACCTGTGGCTCCTGCACCGTCACGTAACTGGGCTTCTAATTCACGATTGACTTCTCCTATAGATGCCTGCAATGCGTTCTGATACTTTTCCGACTGTATTACTTTAGCATTCCATCTGTCCCAACCATCAACAAGATGGTTAAATGCTTTATCTACATCCGATAAACCCGTTGCAGTATCATCAAGTGGAGGCATCTTTGCAGAACCTGGAGCACCTGGTTCCATTAAACTTCTATTCAATGCACCCTTCTTGATTCTCTCTGCGGAAGATAAACTCTCTTTAGCCGCCGTGTTAGTAGAATCAATCTTCTTCTTTAAAGAGTCATAAGCATCACCAGTCATACCAACTGCGGTAGTCAATCCAGCACCTACAGCGTGATTTAGTTGATCTTGAAACCCTCTGGATTGTGCTAATAACTCTCCACCTCTTTTGACTTCTCGCAGATAAACAGCATAGTCATTGCCCATAGCAACAATGGCTTTGTCGTCTGTTGATACCGGAGATGCATTCCCAGTGCTTTTTTCTTCCCTTAATCGCCACTCTAATTCAAGTTTCTTTCTTGTAGCTTCATTTGTTGCTTCAATGGAATCAGCTAATTTCTTAGCATCTGCCACTTCTATTCCAGCTTGTTTCTTTGCTTTCTCTGCGGCATTACCGTATTTTTCCCACCACCAATAGCCAACCATTAATGCTAAAGTTATGGCTCCTAATGGTCCACCTACAAGATTTAGCGCACTGCTTAGAGCCACTTTCGCTGTAGTTAATGCACGGGTACTGAGTGATGTGGCATCAAGTGCCCTCTGATTCATCAGCAATGCTTCGGTATGTGCTACATTGCGTAAGTATGCCTGTTTAAGATGATCGGCCTCGTTGAACAGTATTTGATTCCTGGCTAATTGTGCCCCAGAAACAAATCCAGTGTTTATTCCTTGTTTTACTAATGCGGCATTATATGCACCAGCGGCTGCGGCAGCCGAACCATCTGCCATCATAGATCCTAATTTTGCCGCATTCAATCTACGGACAGCCTCGGTCTGTAAATTTAAAGATGCGGTTTCTGCCTGACTCAATTCAATCTGATATGCATATTTTGAGGCGAAGTTTGCTTCCGCCGCGGCTAAACTTAACTTTGCTTGTTCAAGTTCTACTATGGCTATTCTCTCAATGGCTATTGACTCTGCATTGAACTGCCTACTTGCATTCATTGCATAGTTACGCTCATATTCAGCAGTTGCCCCCGCTAGGCGGGAAGCAGCCAATTCCTTCTCTTCCATAGCCATCATCACGTTAGCTCTTGCCCCCGCCATAAGCCCGTTGACACGTTCTTGTTCAGCAAGTCTGAATGCGTTGGAAGATTCAATAGCCAACATGTCTGCTTCGGCTACTCTTAATGTAGATGCCGCTTTTTCCACATTAGCCGTTATTTGTTCTCTTGTTGTTACAACTCCAGCACCATACATGGCTGCTTTTTCTGCTTCTGCCATAGCAAGGAGTTGTGATTTTGTCAGAACATCGGCTTGTGTCTTTCCTAAGATTGCGAGAGCCTCTGCTTCTACAACGATAGCTTTAGAGGCTCCCGATATAGATCCGTTAAATATAGAATGCGCCGCAGATGATAGTTTTACTGATGTGTACCACATGGTGAGCAGTAACACCATATTGATTAGTGCCTCAGAATGCTTTACCATTCCAGCAGTACCATCAAGAATTACACTACCTATATTTTTCAATCCAGCACTTATACTATCAATCATCTTTGCTACTTCTGGTTTGATGGATAGTTTTTGTGTAGCAGAATCAACGTCAAATACAGCATTCCTGACTTTTATCCAAGCGCCATGCACTGCATTAGCAAGAACGTCGGCATTACCACGTAAATACTCATTCAGATTACTCACTATGCCAGATAGTTCAGCCACCACAGGAGTAAACGATTTTCTTTGTACAAGATTTATGGATGTTTCCAGTGATGTCTTAATTGCTGTCCACGTCTTATTAATATCACCAGAAGCCATGTTAATACCAGCTAAATACGGAGCCAGACGTTCAAGCAAATCACCATGTTGTTTACCTAATGCAACAACATCCTTTAATCCTCCTTTATATAATCCTTGCGCCTTTATCTGCTCATTCAAAACTTTTGCTAAGGTAGAACCTTGATTGATAGTTCCAGACATTAACGCCCGCATCTCTTGAAACATCTGTTTGTTCTGATCTTGTCCTGCGGTATATAAAGCAATAGCGTTGGATATTGCTGTAAATGACTCTACCTGCTTCTTGTTATTAACGTCAAGAACTACGCCCTGAGCGGTCATAACTTGCAACATAGCCATCAAACCAGCATAGTTTGCAAGGGAGTTTTTATCTATCTCCATGAGTTTACGTGCGAGAACGTCTGCATACCTAGCACTTTCACTATATGCGGCTTGCATCTTTCCAGAATCGTTTGAATCAATCCTATCACGGATAATAGCTATCTGTGTTAATCCTGCCGCTATTTGAATTACCGATATTTGAAATTCATCCACAGCAGTTATACCAGATTTTATGAAGGAAATAAATCCACCTACGGCATCTCCTAAAGCGCGGAATACAAGAACGGTAGCCCCAATACGCAATATCCTATCACGGAGATTGTCGAATTGGCTACCTGTGGAAGCTAATGGAGAGCGTAAATCATTGAGTGCTTGCTTGACAGAACTCAATCCACTCATAGATGTATTGTTGAAGGATGTACTTCCAGATAACGCTTTCATAGCCGCAGAGGTCTTTGAAGCCTCTTGCTGTATGCGTAGCATGTTAGCAGTGATGGTTTGAGTTGCTGGTCCTGACCCATCATTAATGACTACATTTAACCCTGCGGCTGTATCTGCCATTATTTCACCTTTGATTTTTCATAGAAGTGTTCGGTATAGATACTATCCAATAGCCCTATCATCTGTAAGCAATCTCTCCTATCATCAGGATCATCTACTTCATTCTCATTGAGCCATGTAAGTTTTGTGGGATATGGTATATCAGCAACACCTGATGCTGTGAACTGCCTGCTTCCAGATATCTCTTGAAAAGAGTTCCAATAATAAAGCTGAAATTGGTTTAGGACGGGGCGACTACGAAGGGCATGTGGTATATCCTCTTCTGTAGTCGCCCCCTCTGCTATCTCTTTCAAGAATTTTATTTGACTACCCCATTGCAGGTTCCATTTGAGATAGTCCGTTAATTTTTTGCGTCAACTTCCTTCTGATCTTGACGGAACAGATTGAAATTCGTTGCCACTTTGATAACATCGGAGAACAAACGCTGTCCGAGGTTAAGACCAAGAGTGACGTTCTTCTCACCAAACATGAGAATATCACCGTTTTCATCATAGATACCAGGAACAAAGTTGTCATTTTCATCCTTAACTTCCCACTCAAGAATGACAGTAGCGGCATACACTTCTGCAAGGACCTTGTGGAACGCTTTGTCCGAGAAGCTGTCATTCCGAATCTGAGTTTCAAAAGGTTTCAGTTTCAGTTTCAGCATTTTCTCGTAGCGGGTGTTTTCTGTACCGGCGTAAGTTACCTTGATACGAACATCTTCATCTTCGTACCAGATACCAGCTTTGAGCAAAGAATCATCTGTGTGATACTTTGCATACGGGTTACGTTTTGCTTTTGGTTCGGTTACTGTGTTTGTCTCTTCCATTTGGATTGTCTCCCTTTTAGTGTGATATCAGCAATGCTGATTGTTAAAACCGCTTTCTTAAACGAACAAAACCTACTCTTAAAACGATTTGTTTTAGTGAGTGCATAGAACGACATACTATGCACTCACCATTCAGGTTAACCGAAGTAATCAATCTGGATTGTCTTACCACCGTGCATACCAGTTACGTCAGGGTTTCCTTCAATTTCAAAGTCTGCCATAACGTCCTGCCCAGGTCCACCAGCAACGACTTTCGGGTTCATAATCGTAGCATTGCAGAAGGTGATAACATAACCTTTTGTAGCTGATACGTTAGGAAGACCGTCAAGAGCATAGAAACTGATAGGACCAGCCTGCTCGTTGATATACTGATTGTACAGAGCGAAATCTTTGAAGTATGTGGACAGTGTACCAGTGATAAGCTGTTTTCCTGAACGCATACCAAGAGCAGAAGAAGAACCGATACCGTACTGTGCCGCGGCACCTTCTTTGTTCCACTTGACGCCGATCTTCTGTACGACACCGTTGATAGCAGAAGGAACACCGGCAGTTGCACCGTCAATTCCACGCCATACAGTACCAATACCTTTGATCGAGTCAACAATCGTACCATTTGGTGCGGCAGTTGAAGCAGTGAGACCTGCGATAGCGGCTGTATCTGTTGTCTCCCGTTTGTTCAGGAATGCAAGGGTTCCTTTCAGATAGTCACCCACACCAACGTCAAGTGAACCACCAGTTGGGAAAGAACCAGCATAACGAAGATACAGTGCCGCGGCCATTTTCTTTTCAAACGTGAAGCTGTTGAAAACAATGTCATTGCGGAGATACTGACCTTCAATGCTTGTAGCACCACATGCGGCACCAGTCTCAACAGCAACAAGTGGTACCCATGAGAGCATATCCAACTGCAGGGTAGTGGCGTTTGTGATCGTTTTTACACGGGCAATACCACGATTTGTTGTACCAGTAGCAGTGTAAATCTTCACGAACTGACCAACAACGACAGCGTGGGTTGTGGTAAACAATGCGTCAGTCATAGCAAACTGAATCGTATTTGCAGATGCAATGGTTGTTATAGCCATAGTCGCGGCAGCCGTTATTGCTGGAATCCATGTGCAATCTGCGAGTTTTATCTGGGTAGTAGAATCAACAGAGACAACACGGGCAACACCACTTTGTGTCGGAGCACCTGCAGAACTGATTCTGATCTTCATACCAGCTACTACAGGAGCATGTGTAGACAAGAACAGAGCATCCGATGCTACCAACGTACATGTACTACCACTGGCTGCTGAAATTTGCAGAGTTGCGGCACCAGATACAAAGGTTATTGGTGTGAATGTAGCAGTTGCGGCACCACCAGTAAAACCAGCGGCTCCGAATGAGCCAAGACCAGTTATGCTGAACGCACTACCCAACGAAGAGGCAATTAGATCGTTGTGTGTACCAGCGGATACAGAGAAGTTCAACGAACCAGTTGATTCCTCTTTTGTTGTGATTGCGGCAGACGACTGACCAGTAGGGTCAATTTCTGCGGGACGTGTACGTGACTTAGAACCACTGAATCCTTCTGAATCCAGTCGAAGCAGTTTAAGGGCACCTGTATTAGGTGTAACCCCCCACTGAGCCTCAGAGATGTATCCCATAACGAGATCATCTGTTCCAATAGCGGCTGCGTAGTCTGTTGTTGGCATAACTTATTTCTCCTTTTATTTAGTTTCTTCTGCATCCGTGTAGTAAAAATTTCCATCTTTAAAATAGACAGACGGTTTGACTTCCTCAGTAAGAACTTCCACTTCTGTTGGAACTTCTACCTCTGCAACTTCGGGCTTTGCCATGATATCCTCCTTAGTGTCGTGTATCTATTTGAAAAGGGATAATTACATTTATTTGGTACCAACCAAAACCATCATTGCCTATATTCTTGACCGTAGCACTTTTGCATGTAACAGAAGTACCCGACCAAAAGCGAAAAGCATCAGCAACAATGTCTGCTTTCTTCATCAAAGTGATTCCACCTTGGCCCATTGGTGCAAACATCTGAATAACAAGATCACCAACAATACGGAATGTTTTAGTAGTTGAACCTATATCCATCGCATCTTCTCTATAAGCAATAGGATTAAATCGACACCAGTAATCCTTGGGTTTCGCAAATACTTCGTTTGGAAACTCAGTAGGAGGAGGAGTCCACGCTGTTTCATAACGCTTTCTCAACTCCGTATATAATGTTTGGTTTACGCCCACTTTTTACCTGCCATGTATGCATTGATATATGTGATCGTATCAGCTAATGCTGGACCTGTTATGCCCTGTGGAGCTTTCTGACTACTACCGTCCTCTAAGTAAACAATGTACCTCAGATTATTGTAGATAGTGAACGTCTTATTTGCCTTTGCACTTCCAGATGGTCCTAAACCACCTAATCTAGCACGTATGGCTTGTTCAGCTAAGGGCCTAGGAACAGCATCATTCCCTTCTCCTATACCTTCATCACTCTTCGGGGCATTGACAGCTACACGCCAATTACCTTTAGCAAGTCCCGTTAACTTCGGAGTATAGTGTACCAAGCTACGATACATGATAACGGCTATGTCGATCTGGCGTCTAACAAACGCTGTGGGGACATCTTTTTCTACAAAATCCCTGAGTATTTTATTAAATTCCTCAACATTGTCCACCAGCATACTACTACCCCTCGGGGAACTTTGTCAATTCATTCCAGTGGTGACAAGACTTGCGTGAACATTTTATCTTGATACTACCATAAATATATATTTCCACTGGGGCATAAGTTTCACCGACTGATTTACCGAAACTGTAGTACCACATACCATCGGGTTTCTGTTCTATCAATCGCTTTTTACACTTCTCACAGTTTATAAATGTACTTGGTTGTGTCATAGCAAATACGCTGGACGTTCATCATCCACAAGATTAAGAACACTCAATCCTGGGTATGTGTATCGGTCAATGCTTTGTACACGATAGAACTCAGTAGCGGTTAGATGGATTCTATCCTCTTCCACTACATTATATGATAACGGGACACAGCAATCCAGTTTGTATGCAAGATCACGTCCTGTTGTCTCACCAGTATTTGATAAAGCCGTGCTTGAACTCTGAAATACCATTCCATAGGGGGCGGCTACTTTAACTGTCCATCCCTGTGTAATTTCGTATGTAACTGGATCCTGTACTTGCGAGTATGATAATATATGTGAGGTTAAAGGAAAGTTGCACTTCAAAACCATTGCAGCAAACTCTACAACCTCTCCCTCAAATATATCTGGAGTCTTATTTGCTACTATGTAATAGTTACCTTCAAAGAATATTATATCACCGGATATTACCTGAGTGTTATATACCAATGATGCTTTTAACTGATGTTCCCGTGTAAATGGTCGTGAAGAGGACTCATTCAATTCGTAGGTCATGTACTCAAATAGGTTACCAGTAGGTCGCAAGATCGTGATCTTTGTACCTACTTCCTGTGTAACCTGAGCTATGTCATAACCTATACCGGACATTAAGCACCTGTGTTTATATATTTAATTAAGTCAGAATATGTAAGGTCTCTACCTAATCCATCATACACGAAACCTGCGTTTATAGCTGTTCCAAACATCTTGTATGACTCAGTAGATGAAAAGATATTTGTATTAGAGGACAGAGCTTTCTCGTACTCGGAGTCCATGTTTTTGAGTAGCTTTTCGTAGTGTTCAAATCGCTGTTGAAGATTTACCTGCTTATATTTAAACTTTTGTGCGGAAGCTGTCCAAAGGATAAAGCAAGCGTGTCGGATAGCTCGCTTAACAATCCAAAGACACTTAGTAGGATCAGCAACGGGATATACCCATCCTAATTCTGCCATAGCATTACCACAGGCGGCTTCTAACCCATCTACTGTGAGGGCAGAAGCCGCTGAGGACATCTGAATTGTAACTAAATCAACAACATCGTCAACGGAGGTCAACATGTCAGTTCCTTATTTTACGGGGTACCCTAGCTGATGTGTTTGCTTTCGATGCCGCTGGGGCTTGTATTTTTTTCGGTGTTTCATCAGCAGGTGTGACATCCAATACATCGAAATATCTTGGATCAGCCAATGATTCTTCATTGACATAAGATGGAAATGGTTCGATTGAATCATCCAAAATAGTACCAACGTCAACATGGCTTCCACGTAACTGCAATGTTACCTTTAATCTCAATTTCATATAATGCTCCTTTCGGATTGATAGTGCAGGGGCGTTACACCCCTGCACTGTTACTGCCTGTTACCAAGCGTTGATAAGATACGTTGTGTCAGGACGATAAATGACTGGAAGTCCTTTGTCCTGAACGCGGAGCCACATACCTTCTGGATCCCACTCAAGCTCAGTGTCAGCATAGAAGCCCCAACGACGGCCCAGACCATACGGTGCTTCCATGAACTCAGCAATCTTACTGCCGTCCGCTGTATCGGAGAACATGAAGAACTGATTGTCCATGATGAATTTCTTACGGGCAACAACTTTGTCACGCCCTGCAACATACGTGTTTGACAGTGCAACGGTTACAGTTACTACGCCGGTATCAGTGTTGACAGTCGCTACGGTGCGATCTTCCCAAGTATTGAACTTGGTCATGTTGAACACACGCAGAACGGAACCGACTTCAATGTCAGTTGCATCATCAACAGTCAGAGTTGTGGAGTTACCCCAGTTAGTGATGTATGCCTGTACTTCATACAGATCATCGTAAATGGTCACGTTGCCGAGACCCAAAAGATTTGCAAGAACTGCTTTAGGGTTGGAATACAGATCACCATTACCGAATGCCGACTTAGCCATCAGAGTCTGGATGTCTTTGGAGAGCATCATGACCTGGAGCATCTGGCTGTTAATGATAATGTGATTTGCTGTAACACCAGCATCAACAGAAAGAACTGTTTTAGCTGTGAAGATGTCGCCAACAATATCAGCAGTGCTGGTTGCTTTTGGTGTGTTCCAACGTGTAGTATCTGCAGGCAGAGTACGAACATGGGAAGTAGGAACACCATAGCTGATGGCGATTTTAGCTCCACCAGGCATGTTGTAGTTAAGAACACCGTTGATGATTGCCTGAGCCATCATCCATTCACGACGGCGCTCGCAACGATAGCGAAGTTTCTTGACACCTTTAGCGAGTTGACGCTCGGCAGTCTGGTAAGTAGCAGTCGTACCTGGCTCACGAAGATTGTTAAGAAACTCCTCGTCAAAGTACATTTTCTCTTTCCAGTAAGCGGCCTTTGCAGAACCTTTGCTTACGCCATCAATGCCGATTGTGGGTGCTACCGAACCAGGTGCTACGAACGGTGTCATGCCACCAGAAGCATATTCGATTTCCCAACTGATAGCATCGCTTGGATACTGATTGGAAGCGAACATGGACGAAAAATAGTTTGACGGTGTTTTGTCAATGTTGGAGATCAATTTATTCAAAGTCTCCAACTGTAGTGCGGGAATTCCAGCTGTACCTTTCATGTACTAATACCTCCTATAGGTTATTTTACTTGAGAATTGTGTGCTGACCATCTTGAACTGCACCAAGGGAAGTAAGAGCTTCCGAAGTAGCATTAACAAGACTGCCGGTATAAACGATTGCATTGGAGATCACTATAGAAGTGAGTGCACCGGCTGCTGATTCACCATAACCAGTATCAATGTCTTTGTCAATGATGCTGAAAGCAGTGGTGAATGGCGTTGCCGCGGCAGCCTTAACATAACAATAGGCTGTATTAGCTACAGTAAGGTTAGTTACTGTTGCGAGGATTGCAGTGATTGTAGCCCAACGAGGATCTGTGGTACGGTCGATAACCGTAATAGCTCCAGTTGCCTGCTCACCACCGGTTGTGATTGCATTGACAATGAGTTCATCGCCAACAACAAAGCGGTAAGAATCACTGATGGATACTTTCAGTGTGTTGGTTGCGGCATCCTGAACAAGCAGAGTAACGCCGATAGCAGATGCAGTGTTTGCAGTGATCTTTGTACGAAGTGGGGCATAAGGAACAAGCTGTCCCTTATTACCTGCGGCAGAGGAGTTCACAGCCATAACTGTTCCAGCGGCCAAAACTCCAAACCCTGGGGCTACTGTTTTGTCCTTAATCAGAGCGATTTCTCTCTGGGAAAAGAACAATCTTTTGATACCTACGCCCTCAGGATTGCGAACAATCTGAGGAGTGCTTCCACCTAAACCTTTAACTGGCATAACTTTTCTCCTTTATCTTTATTTTTAATTACTTGACGTAAGCAAGCATACGTTCAGCGGCGGCATCACTTTCTTTGGAGAGTTTTTCTTTGCTACCGGTACCTAGGTCTTTCTTTGAAGTGCTGAATCCCATTACAGAACCCTCTTCGTCAGACCAATCTTTCAGTTCGGCATCAACAGAAGCGGCAAATGCCTCTTCATCGAGTATACCATCTGCAATAAACGCCTCATGGCCAACCATCTTTCGTACCTTAGCAGAAAGACGCTCCGGGAGACCAGCATCAGTGAACTTCTGTGCAAAGATGTTATCTGCGGTGTGCTTCATGGATTGCTCCTGACGCAGTGCCTCAGATTTTTCCAATGCCAACAGACGCTTCTCCGACAGTTTGCTTTCCTCGGAAAGTTGTGCATTCTGCTCAGTTACATTAGCGAGTTTGCTTTCCAGGTCAGCTTTCTCTCCTGCGAACTTCGCTTCAACGCCATCAGCTACTTCTTTGGCGAGTTTCGCAAACTCCTCAGGGTGTTCTGTTTTGAACTTCAAATAATCCATTTTCACTTCCTCCTGTTCTTGAAATTTTGCTACGGATGAGATTTCTATGCATACATCTTCTGACTCGGACATTGCCGCTGATTTGGTGTTTGAATCATACCCGAATGTACATACAGATGATTCCTTGAATGTGCATTCTCTCCAAATAGTACCTGGTCCTTTCATTTCATAACCATTTACCATTGCAGTTTCTTTTTCCTGCAGGGTCTGAATCTTCGTGGGACGTGCGTAGATTGAAGCCTCGTACGGAAAGCCCTGTGCTGAGTTTTCTCTGAACTTGATACTCTCTTCTGTATCAATGAACTCGGCACCGACTACGGTGAGTTGATTTCCTTCTGTGGACAGCTTCGTTATGAATCCAATTTTCTTACCTGTTTCGTGATCTTCAAGGAGCGGGTACTTCTTTTTAGGAAATTTCATTCCCTCAAGGTCGATAGCAAGATCACCCCACCACCAATGCCCTTTTATGATACCACCAGAGTAAGCCAGCATTTCCAGAGTAGGAGTTTGTTTTTCGATATCCCCCTCAGCGAATGTGACCTTTGCAAAACACTTTTCGTCCAATAGTTGCATTGAACCTTTGGTGAGTTGTACTGTTTCTTTTTTCATGTTATCTCCTGTCCATGTTATACCAAATAACAGTATTGGGATTTTTTGTCAAACAAAATTTGGTTGTGGAATATTATTTTGTAGGAGTAACCTTTCTCTTGATTACTGTCTTAGCAACTGGTTTCTCCACGGGCTTTGCATCTGCTTTCTTTACTCCCGCATCCTTCTTAGCAGGTGCATTATCTCCAGGGGCATTACCTGGTATAGCCGCTTGATCTACAGACAGTGAAAGTTCTGGGTATCTTTCCATTTCAGTTGCATGAGCCAATCGCAATCTGCGGTAGTTACCAAAACCTAACTTCTTTGCAATCTCCTGGTTAGGTATTCCTAAAGTCTCATACGTGCTTCCGTGCTTAACACCCAAGAAAGCCCTTGCTTTAGCTTCTGCATCATTAACTTCTGATGTAGGGAATGAAATGTCGATCAGTGACTCTGGTTTTCTCTTTACATTCTTGAACACTGGCTCTTGATCTTTAAACTCAACAGCTACCCGTTGGTCAAACTTTTCAGGAAAACCATATACACTACTTTTGAGAAAAAAGATATTGCCCCAGAAGTCGTGACGCAAGAACCGCTCAAAGTAAGTTGATTCGTCCATCATACGATCGGACATCGGTCCACGAGTAGCCTTTACAGAAGAGAACGTGCCTTTACTCTGTCCTGATGTGACATCCTCTGGTTCATTCAAACCCGATGTTATCATATGGAATATGTCAGTGTCGCTTTCTGAGATATTGGGAAGTGCTGGGTTCTTACACTCCATCTTCATTCCTGGGGGAAGTACAAGAGTGCCACCTGGTGTCTTTTTAGCCATAACACCTGTTTGCTTTCTCTCTTCATCCGTCAGTGCTAACCACATACGGAAAGTCTTGGGGTCTTCCATGGTGATTACCCACAGATAGGATCCCGCAGACTTCTTGTGATCTATTTCATATTTCTTAAGGTTCTCATAATGATTTAACCACTCAAGGATGGTGCGTAGGTGAGAAACATTCCGTTTGGTCATAAACGATTTGTCCCATGATATGATAAATCGGCGATAACCACCTACTGATCTATATTTAGGTTTACCACTCTTGCTGTTTACTGTCTGGGATTCGACAAACGCTGGATTCTTCTTTGCGAGTTTAGCAAGTTCAGGGAAGCGGGCGACAAATATGGATGGTACCAGCTCCGCAGTACCTTTATTAGCAGGATCATTCGGGTTGTTCTGATTAACAAAGTAGAATAGAGGCATTGTCGCTTTAGTGGGGTGATATATGATACCATCTTCCCCACCCCCAGCAATATCAGAAGGATCAATGAAATCTATCTCAATAAAGCCATCATCATGCAGTGTTAAGCACTGAAAAAGCTCTCCTTCTATTACGGAACGCCCTACAAACTTAGGCCAAAACAGGTATAATCTGTTCCTTTGGTCAAACTCAATCTCTTCAATTACGTCTTGAATCTTCGCAATTTCAGAACTGGTTTCAAAACCATTTCCACATAATCTACCTACTTGACCCTTTACCGCAGTGCTAATTTGTGGGTTTTTATTGAATTTATCCCAGCAAGCCTGCTGTAATTCTTCCCGATTGTAGTTATCTCCGCTCTTATCTGCAAATCCATCAGCGTCAGCCACCACAGCATCTACTTCGTCTGTCTGCCACGGCATAGCAAAACGGAGCGTTCCTAGTTCTTCATCTGACAGTTTGGCTAGAGCAGAAGCGGCTAATCCGAGCGTATTATCGTCCATAAGGGCCTCATTTATAGGTATTTCAGAGTAGTGTATGGGTAAATCACACACTTTGCAATGACAAAATTACAGGAAGAACTTGTTCCTATCCATATGATGCTCTGCCATCCGTTTAATTCTAAATACTAACTCTTTACCGTTCTGATTAAGGGTTGTCCAATCTTCACCTATAAATCCTTGAACAGCATAATACTTTTCACCGTTAATATCGACATCTTCAACACGGGTTTCACACTCTGACATGATATTTGCTCGATTCTGTGATTTATTTAGTCGGTATCCGCAAACACACGTCAGCGGTGCCTGTTTATATCGCTATCATGCTTAAACTGACTTGCTCAGTGCTTTATAAGAGTGGACTTGTTCATTACCATCGTACCGAAGAACGGGGTATGATTACGTTCCTTGAAATCATCAACCTTTAAGTCACGCCCGCCGTATATACCCCATGCTATGGAGAAGATACAGTCGTCCTGTGTACCGTACTTTTCCATTTTCTCTGGAGAACCGAACCAACGCTTATCTTCATCGTGAAAGAACACTGCGGCTTCTTCCTTGAAGATATCTTCTCCTTTACTTCCCCAAACAACAAGAGGCGGTTGCTTATATCTGCCTGTTGTAATCGCTCCGTGAAGTTCAGAGAACGCCGCTTTCTGCTTATCGTATGAAGGATGTATAGGTTCAAACTTAATACCGTTATCTTCACACCATTGAGCCATATCCCATATACCCCAACGCTCGCCGCATATAACATCAACACCGTCAAATGTCTCATGCCCCTCAAGAATCACGTCTTTAATTGCTTCCAAGAGACTATCAGGTATATGAGCAACTTGCAAGGTGACGTACATATATTGTGGGTTACCATTGTCGGCAAACGCAGGATTCGATCTACTTCCCGGTAGTCCCTTAGCAGTGATAGTGACAATGGTTCGTGCAGCGGTTCTATCTTTCTTCAATGGATCCGCTCTATCTAGCCCGACAAGGATTGCCCAGTTAGTGTCATATAAATCACTCAGGATATCTAAATCAGCCATTGTGGCCATCTTTGTCATACCGAAAGAATCACGTAATTTATAATATCTTTCAAGCGGAACTAACTTTGCATCTAAGTCCCGTATAGCACCTAACTCATAATCGAAAGAAGACGGTATACCCTTACTTGTCGCTTCCTCAATCTGTTCCTTAATCTTCACCTTCTGCTGTATCACTTCAAGCAGAGAACTGAATGGTGAAACTCCTCTACCTACACCAACATAGCTGATTGCCTCTATTACGTCAGAGCCAAATACTTGCTGGGCATTACTTCCCCACACGTTCATAAAGTATTTTTCAAAATCACCTAGTGGGAACTTCTCTTTGTAGTCGTCAAGCTGTTGCTGGTCCATCTGCGGATTCCAGTAATCTTCTATGACGGCATCTTTACTACAACGATAGGAATAAAAGAGAGTTTTGATTTTGCGAGTGATAAAGGATTGATACATCTTGTAGAGGACGTGTGTCTTAGGAGATACCGTTGAGTCAATAACACCTAACGCATTCGGTACGTTACGCATTGATCCGTCAAGCTGTGTAAAGAACTTAGGATTCTTCATGTCGAACATCTCCGAGAATGTATACCCAGTGATGTTCGACACGATACCAGAAAACGAAGACAACGGTTTTAATACCGATGTTATGTTTCCCTTATCGTCACGTAAGCGAATCTCTTTTTCTTGGATGTTACGCTCACCGATAATGTTAAACAAAGGTGGGGAGTTCTTGATGATATCCTTCATAACATCGAAGTGAACAAACTTGATCTGGTCTTTACTGTTAGCGCCGAGAACGATCTGTTGTTTCGGCCAGTTAAAGAATTTCCATAGTTGTATCAGACAAGCGACAAGTGACTTACCTTCTCCACGCATCCATGACAAGATAATTAGTTTGTATACGAATCGCCC